TCGAACCTGTAAACGACCGCTTCGTAGACGGGTGCTGTTCCAGTTCAGCTTCCGAAGCACAAAGATGATTTTGGTCAGGGCGGTAGGACTCGAACCTACGATCTCCGCATTCCAAATGCGGCACTTTACCAGCTAAGCTACGCCCTGATAAAGAATTGAGATCGGGTTGAGGGATGTCCTTTATTCATCTTCTGCTCGAACCCGAAGGTGAGCACGACAGTACCCACCGCTTAAGACGGTTGATAAGGTCGCTGTAGGAGATGAGCTAAAGTTTTCATGGGGCGAGCTCTACAGCCTTAAAACAGCCCCGTCAACCTGTTATTTGCAAAAACAGCCATATTCGACTGATCGCGCCGGGCAACCTTGCAAATCAGGAACAGAATTCCGAAAATACACGCTAGAGCGCAACATCGTCCTATTTACGGGCCAGCGTAAGAACACCCGTCCTGGTTTGAACCAAGAAGAGGAACACCTGTTCTTCCTGGCTCGCTTGACAGGGTTGACCCGAATTTCGTACACATTGCCTCCGGTTTATGACCGTCCAGGGAACTTGCTTGCCCGAAATATATCTATAATGGAATACGTTCACCCATGTTATAGATAGCCTTTTCTCGCTGAACTACAGCTCGAAAAGCTTTACTTCCGTATCCCTCAGTATCGCTGCGGAGCATCCGGGGATGTCCTTGCTCTGGTATCCGGAGGAGTAAAGAAGGGTTTTGTGTTTGTTTTAACAACTCAGGAGTTTAGCTTTCCTTTTTCTCTTCGGTTGTCATTTAGGACACTGCCTCGAAGCAAGCTTCTCGTTGGTCCACATTCCTCCCTCATCGTAAAAGTAAACCGAAATCCTTCGTTATTATCCGGAGGAGTTATAACAAAATCGACTTATAACCATGTAGATCTTTATATGATTGCCCGATCATAGCCTCGACTTATGGCCTGAAAATCATAAAATTTATATTTGAAAACATGATCTAACTACCGAACGTGGCAGTGGATTACACTCCCCACCTACACACTCAGAATAGGACCCCCCGGTCTTTTACACCTGTGTCGTTATGTACCCCCATTGATTGGTACACACTGGGTGGCCAGCGTTGCTACTGCTTCGCAGCTATTGGACTGTGTATGCAGTAACGGTAACGTAGATCTCTGCCATCATCATGATGTCTTAAAGCAGACGACTGATCGACCTAAGCCTGTATGTGTGGACACACAGCATAGTCCTAAAACAAAATCCCATCTCAACCAAGGAGTTAAACCAATGGCATCCATCTTCACATCACTCATCAACACCATCACTACCACGTTGGACACAGTCACTGACGTCATGGGCGCAGGACAAGAAACTGTTTCTATGGGAACAGAATTCATCCACAACAGGGCCAAAGCACAGCAGATCACAGATCGTGACTCAGTAGCAATGGCAACTACGTTAGAGCTAGAGAACATCCAAGCACAACTGGATGGTAACGAGAAACGTAAAGCTCTGTTCGAAACAACTCGCAAGATGTTCGACTAAACAACGTCCATTCCACCTAAGGTGGTGTGGGCATATCCCTTAATCAAACCAAAGGACCAACACAATGCTTACACCATCTATCACCAACTTCATCTCAACTCACCCTGTTGAGTCCATGATCCTTGGAGCTCTCATTCTAATGGCAGCTCTGTGGGTATGGGAGAACATCTAATGCTTAGCTTAGGTGAACTCTCACAACTCATCGCAATGATTGAACGCCTCGGTCGTCCTGTGTCACAGCAGGACGCTGAGTTCCTCATCACTGCATCTCCTTCATCTCGCAACAGCTGGATGATCAATGAACTTCCAACCAATTGGAGCCAACTATGAACCGCTTAAACACATTCTATGCTGCCACAGCATTCGCTCTGGTAGCTTCTCTTGGTACTGACACATCTGCTCAGAACCGCAACTGTGCAATCCATGATACTGTCGTAGAGCGCCTAGCTGACGCCTATGGTGAATCACGTACAGCCATCGCAATGAACTCTGACACATCAGTGTTGGAGATCTTTGCATCAGATGAGACTGGTACATGGACAATCACTGTAACCAAGGCTGGTGGACTTACCTGTATTGTAGCAGCTGGTGACAACTATCAGCATGTCGGTGAAGTTCTACCATCAACTGATGATGACGCATAGGTTATGTGGAGCTTCCTTACATTCCTCGCTGTAGTGGTCATCTTGATCCGCTTTTGGCCTGTCACACTGCTAGTGTTAGGCTTCATTATCGCAACCGTATCACTGGTCATAGCTGCATTCGTAGCTGTGATCTGGTCCATCTTAGAGTGGGCCGTAAACCGATAGCGTAGCAATCAAGCTTCGCTTTTATTGGACAATCATGTCCTTCTGAAACCGTGAATCTCATGAAAGGATCACAACACTATGGCACTTACACGTCAAACTCGTCGCTCACTCATCAACGCTTCTGCTTCTAACGACCGTGAGGTCTCAGAATACGATGGTGTGTGGCTGAACATCGGTATCAACGTCAAAGACGAAGACACTGGTGAGACCAACTTCATCCGTCTGCCTCTCGGCGTAGCCGTTGCTGACATCGCCAAGAAGAAGCGTACAATCCACGCTAACACCTTGCGCGACAATCCCGAATATGCAGCTCGCGTTGCGTATGAGAATGAAATGATCGACCAGATCTGTGCTGCTGCATTGTCAATGGAAGCTGGTGAATCAATGCCAACTAACACTCTCGATGTTCAACTGTTCAAGAAGAACGAAGAAGTCGAAACAAGTGTCGAAGAAGGCACAAAGCCACAGTTCAGCCTGTTCGGCTAACACCCAACTTAGAGCGTCATTCCCTAACCGGAGTGGCGCTCGAAAGTTCAACTTAGATAGATACTGAGTTGATCTCTTCGACGCTTTGCGTCTTTTACCGTGGGTTGTGCCTTTGGCCCATCAACTCGGTGTTCAACATCTGGAAACTAGAAGTTCAACTTTCGTGTTCAATCGACGGGACACGGACTGGAGGCCAACTATGGCGACGGAAGACCAGAATAAGCTATCAACAGTCAGATGTACCTTCTCAACTACTGAGGGTGCAACAGTTGGAAAGTTCTATAAAACCAAGTGGTTAGGCCATTTGGGTATGCAGGGCGTAGAGACCAACAATGGCACCTTCACACCAATCAAACTCATCCATGCAGTCTATGAAGAGGACAATACCAATGAATCATGACGCCCAGAAAAACCTTGAAGAGACCTATTCGAAGTATCAGCTGATGCCGGTGCTTCGCTCTGAATTCGGAGAGATAGTCGAAGGTTTCGATGACCCAGACTGGGGCAAATTCGTCGTAGATGTGCTGTGTCAGATCTATCTGCATCGCCAAGCAGACGTCACCACAATGGTAGGTGTGCTGTATCCAGTCCATGGAGAAACACCTCAGATCGTGGCAGACAAATTGCTCGTTGCCGCGGAAGAAGACTACATCGACTTCGATGAGGATCGCCAACGTTTCAGCGTGATCTATGACCTCACCGACGATGTCGTCTCGATGCTGGACAAATATCAGTATCCACTGCCGATGATCACACCTCCACTTCCTGTCAAATACAACAACCAGACAGGATATGTGACCATCCACAACTCAGTCGTGCTGAACACAGCTGGCAGTGACTACTTCGACGACAAGGACATGTGCCTTGACCACCTGAACCGGGCGAACTCTGTTCCGCTCACACTCGACGCTGATGTGATCAAATCACCTGAAGGTCGTTACTCCATGCCCAAGAGAAAATCGGGTGAGGACTTCAACGATTTCCAAAAACGCCTACGCCAGGCGACCATATTCTATGACACATCTCTCAAAGTCATGGATGAGGTGGCTCAGCTCTCCGATCAGATCTTCCTAACTCATAGGTTCGATCGCCGCGGCAGATGCTATAGCTCTGGCTACCACATCAACACACAAGGCACAGACTACAACAAAGCTGTGCTTCAACTCGCAAACAAAGAGGTACTATCATGATTAGAGGAATTCTGGAGTGGATCTCCGCATTAATCGACGAGATATTTGTCTGGCTTGTCCGTGCTTTTGGCGCTTGTCTTGGTCTCAAACTGTTCTTCATGTTTGTTGGCTTCGGTGACCCAATCTTCCTAGAGATGCTAGGGTTATGAGCCGCAAGCGGTATCTCTACATGAACAAGTGGGGTGTCATCATGATTGATGGCGCCTCAGCTACAATCGAAGAGTTCTGCAGACTAACCAAGAACACAATCTTATCCATAGATACAGACGGAACTGTATCTGGATGTATCCATGAATCAACGGAGAAATGAAATGCTAACCGGTCAACAAATCGAAGCCATGACAACTGAAGAACTGAACCAGTATGCCAGAAAAGAAAATGCCTGTGCGGCATTCATGAATTCGTTGCTACCCTCAGGTGTCCAGCCTAGCACTGTGGCATCAACCATCCGCAAAGCTTTTCATAGTGGATGGGAGCAGCGCAAGATTGCTGAGTATGAAGCCATGGCGGAAAATGGTGTCGAACCAGCACCCAATCTGGCTTACGTCACTGCGCTGGAAGAATTCATTGTGGAAAATACCTTCGGATCCACCACAGATGAGATCTACTCAAGCAACAAAGATGATGAGGTATTGGATGATCCTACAGGTCTGATCCTGACTCTCATCAAGAAGAAAGGCTGCAGTTATGCCCAATCATAAGTTCACTTTCGATGCTCGCCTCAATACCACCATTGAGGTGACTGTCGATGAACTGCTTGACGTCCGTCATGCTCACCCAAGAGCCAAAGAGATCTTTGAGCGCTTGGTTCTAACTGATCCTGTGACCGGGAAGACTTACGACTTGGACCTTGAAGATGGTCTGGTCGTACTCTCGATCGAAAATGACGACTCACCAACAGCAATCGAAAGGCTGAATGCAAATGACACTCAGACCCTGTAACCACTGCGGAAGGACACACCATGGGCCTATTGACGAAGACTGCGCAACGTTTGTTGCGGGGAAAATATCCGAGATTGCTCGCAACTTGGGTACTCCGAGAGGAAATAGAGGAGATGAACCAGACAGTGAAATACCTGTCGGAAGCGAACGACACGATCGAGATAATCCTCGAAGCTAATGCTGGTCTAGCAGCCAGGCTCAACCAATCCCACGAATACACGAGATCGCTGATCTCCCAAATCCACGGAGAACTACACTAATGGAAGACGCAACACTCAAAGCTGACATCATCCACGACATCGCAATGTATCGGAAACCACTGCCAACTCTGATCGAGATGGCTCTCGACATTGCGTATGACAACGACATGATCAACCGGGTTCGGCCGGAAAGCCTGTTCCTCACCAAGCTGGCCACATTGTTCAGTGAGCAGCCGATCGTCAGATTGTTATCTGTTGAGCACTTCTGCTTCAGCTTGTCCGAATCAGAACGCATGGTCATCACTTGTGGCGACCAACAAATGGCACGTGAGCTTGCTCGTGAATTCAGTGACGCTGGCCTGTTGACCGTATTCCTCAACGCTGTGTTCGAGATGGAACTATGACTGAGATCCCTCAACCAGTCATAGCTGTATCCTATGTCCTCAATTGGCTCACCTTCGGGCCAAATGGGGCGACACTGTGCTCGCGGGCATACCACGCTGAACAAGAGGGCTACCGCTCAGGCAAGATCTTCCGTCCAATCTTGGACTGGATCTTCAGCCCTCTCGAAACAACACACTGCAGAAAGGCCTACATCAAATGGAAACTGACAATCCTGAAAAACCAAAGATCATGCTCACAGACGGAGCCACAAGCATAGCCAAACAGCTGCTGCACATGAACCTGTCCGATCTTGAAATCAAAATCCTTGCCGAAGACAGGAATTACAGTCCGTATATGCACGGCAGGCAAATTGGCAAATCCATGCTTCAACAAAGACTCCACGAAGCAATGCTTGAAAGAATCACCGGAAACAAAATCGACTACGTCGTAATTGACGATGGTCCTTTCAAAATGGATCGGAGATACTTCCAGAAGTATTACATGCAGGATTGGTCAATTCCAGATTCTGACAACCGTGGTGACCATGATTGGAAGAGAACTGAGTTCAAATCTGGACCTACAACTCCACCTTCTGAAGCCAAGCGTGCAAAGCTCAGAGTCAAACGAAAGAAGAAACGATGACTATAGAGAAACTCTGGTTCGCTGCAGGAGTGATCGCTCTTTGTTATATCGTCCACTGGTTCGCATCCGGTGTGTCGATATGAACGTGGTCACGTACTACAGACGTGCCTGCCAAATGTATCCATATTTCAGCATGTGCCTCACATGTTGGACTGTGGGTCAACCTTGCCGGATCAGGAAGAAATCCCGTAAGTCCTTCAAATGTAAATGTAAAGGATAAACCAATGGCCCAGATTCTAACCGCAGGAATGACCGATGACGACCGTCGAGCCCAGCTCGAAATGATCACCGAAAATGATGTCAAGCACAACTTGTTCTCGCTAACTCAGGTATATTGTGCCAAAGATCTATGGCGTTGCAGTGCTGAGACTGCAGAGAAACGACTAAGAAATGGAAGGATGCCAAGTGCCCAAGCTATCTCTCGACAACAAGAGCGTGATAATGGAATCGACAGATCGTGGAGTAAACGAGACCAGTGAGACAATCGCTGAGACAATGCTCAACAATCGTTATATCCTCGAAGAAGAATTCGATGATGACGACTTCGATCTATCTTTCCTGAATTAAAACACCACCAAGGAGCCTCCAAAATGTTCACATCACTTACTGGAACTGAATACCTTAAAGCTGAAATCGCATGCAAACATGATAAAGCATTCGAGAAAGAAACATGGGAAGAACGACTAAACCATTTCGACTCTTTGGATCTTGATGATCCAATGACATTCAAGAAGGCCAGCAATCCAATTGGTCTTCGCGCAGCTGTCCATGCTCTCAATGAGGGATTAGCCGGCAAAGAGACTGGCTACATGATCTCACTGGATGCTTGTTCATCTGGTCTTCAGATCCTCTCGTTGTTGGTTTCCTGCCCGAAATCCTTCGCGCTCTGTGGTGGTAACTCGCAGCAGTGTGTGGACAGCTACACCACAATCTACGACTCCATGAACCTTCACGGCGCACTGACTCGAAAGGAAGTCAAGAACGCAATCATGACGTCACTGTATGGCTCAGTGGCTATGCCTGAGATCACCTTCGGAGACAACGTCGACCTGTTCTATGACACCATGGAAGAGATGGCACCAGGCGCATGGGACCTTAACCTCGGACTCCAAGAGCTCTGGGAGAAAGTTCCTGGCTCAACCTACAGCTGGACCATGCCAGACAACTTCCACGCTTGCATCGAAACCAAGGACAAAGAGATGCTCGACTTCAACTTCCTCGGTGAAAGTTATGCCCTGAAGGTCAAAGTCAACGGACGACCTGAGTTCCATAAAGGCTTGGGCCCGAACCTCATCCACTCAGTGGACGGTATGGTGGTACGTGAGATGTTCCGTCGTTGTATGTTCAATATCGAATCACGTGACCGTGTCATGTTGGCTCTATCAGCCCACTGGGGTGGTAAATCGACTAACCAACTTAAGACTGCAGACGACCGAATGGTCAACTTACTGTGGGATCGTTACATCGAGACTGGCTTCCTGTCAGCTCGTATCCTTGACCATACCACACCTGCCAACATCGGACTTACTGATGCTCAGGTGATCGACGATATGATCAACAGTCTGCCGGCAAAGCCATTCGACGTGGTCTCAGTCCATGACTGCTTCCGTGCTCATCCAAACTACGGTGATGATCTACGGCGCCAGTACAACACCATCTTGGCTGACATCAACGATTCCAAGCTGCTGGGTTACCTCTGCAGCCAAGTCACCAACTCACTTGTTCCAGTCAAGAAGATCGGTAAGATCAAGCGTGAGACAATCACAGAAGGGAACTATCTCCTCGCCTAAACAAATCCTCCTTGCACATCCCAGTGCAGGGAGGTAATTTTTTCTCTATGAAATGCGAAAGGGGCTCCTCAATCAAGAGAAGCCCCACCACAATCAAACAAGGAGGAAACCGATGGCCAATCCACAATCATCGACTCGCACAGAAAACCATTTTTACACCGACGATGCAAGCAAAATTATCTACTACGGACCAAATAGTCCTGATCAGGATCTCGGGCTAGTATTTCTAGGCAGCTCAGACAACCCTAAGCCGGCCTCGGCCGCCACTGCTATGTTAAAGGGACAGAAGGGCTGGAAGATCCGTAAACTAGAAGCATAAACCTTCTGTTTTGGTTCCGCTATTCGCGGAGAGACATAGGGAAATTATCATGACAATTGCTTCAACCACAGCCACAGAACTCGAAGAAATTCTACGTGCATACATCGACGAGCAGTCTATGCCCATCACCGATGGTATCGACTACGATCTTGGGGACAATCTCCACGACAAATTGGGTCTGGATCAGCTTGATATTCTTGAAATGCTCATGCACCTAGAAGAACTCTTTACAATCGAAATGCCTGACGATGATTACGTGTCCCTCCAAGACATGATCACTGCAGCTGAGGAACAAATTGGATGAGTTCTTCAGCCTCAGATGCCTGGTATGTGAAGAAGGGAGGATACTATTATAGACCTAAGGCCCAAGGTTACACTCCTCACATCTGGGAAGCCGGCCGGTTCACCTACGAAGAAGCCTACAGCCACTCTCACCCTAATGGCCCAGACGGACCAAGAGACGGCATCACCATGGGCAAAACTTCCAATGTTCACATTGGCTTAGGTGGTTGGCTCGAACGGGTTCAAGTTCACGAACCAGGTGAAGCACAGACTCCTCCTTCCACATTGGAAGAGTGGTTCTACGTCTCTGACGCCAATGTCATCATCGCGTTCTTCCGTAATATGGACGACGCATTCACATTCAAACTCGACTACATCAATGGAAAGCTGAACAAATGCCGCTGAAGATACTCACACCCTCGCAAGCGAAAGAGCACATCGTATTTGCACTTCGCTCGATCCCACCTGAGATCCCTTACATTGCCGGAGAGCCTGGTATCGGGAAGACCGACATTCAGAGCCAGGTGGCAGAAGAATTCAACCTGAAGCTCATCGTTGAGCACCTGAGCCAGCGTCTCCCTGAAGACCTCACAGGCATGCCACGCATCAATGCCGACACAGGTCGCTCAGAGTATGTGCCCTTTGGCATTATCCCTCTGGAAGGTGACCCATTGCCTGTGGATGATGACGGCGATGAGATGGAAGGCTGGTTGCTATTCCTCGACGAGCTTGCAGATGCAGACGATGCTGTCTGGTCAGCAATCTATCCACTACTCATGGGACGCACAGTCGGCGGCCGTAAGATCCACGACAAAGTTCTGATCAGCGCGGCCGGCAACCGGGAAAGCGATGGCGCACTGTCTCGTAAGCTCCCTGACACTCTTGTCACCCGCATGTTGTGCCGTGAAATGCGTGCCTCTCATGAAGACTGGTTGGAATGGGCTAAGTCCTCTTCCAAATCAAACGAACGGGTTGTCCAGTTCATAGAGAACAACGCAACCATGTTGCTCTCGACCATGAAACCAGAAGAACGGCAAGAGCTTCAGGCTTATGAGTCACCACGTGGCTGGGCTAAAGTGATGAATATCGTGAACACCCACGAGCGCATCACCAAGGCAACTGACACCAACGAACTGGGTATTACCCTGTCTGAGGCTGCAGTCCACAACATCCAGGCTGCCGTAGGTGACTTCGCCTCCAAAGCTTTCGTTGACTTCTACGACAGCTCCACCACCTTGCCTTCACCATTTGACATCGTGACATCTCCGTCATCGTCGATCGTGCCTCCTACCTCAGTGGGCAAAGCACGTTTGACAACGTCACTGGCTGAATACTTCCTGCACAACAAGGGCGACTCAATCGTCACAAATGCAATCATGAAGTACATCAACCGTCTGCCGAAAGACAACGGCGGTCAGTTCTTCCAGTTGGTTGAAGCAGGTCTGGGTCAGATCTCATCTGATCAAGCTCTCTTGAAATCACTCCAGAAGACTCTCGGTCTGGACCTCATCTAAGGAAACCACATGCTACCTCCATCAAGAACCTGGGAAGATGTGAACTTTCGCAAGGAAGTCTACAAAATCATCACCAGCGATAGCCGTTTCGACGGCATGGCATCCTACCTGTCAAGCGTCCACATGTGCTGGTCCTACACGACAGCAAACTCAGTATCAGGCTACGGCTTCATGTTCTTCAATCCCGACTGGTGGGATCTCCTGCCAGAAGAGACACGTAAGACTGTGATCTTCCACCATGGCCTGGCACTCCTCTGCCGGCACCGTCAACGCGGAGAAGGCCTGCAGCCTATCGTCTTCGCCCAAGCGAGCCAGAATGTCATCAACTTGGTGGCCTCAGACGAAGGTTTCACCGCGGATGGTTGGAACTGGACCTGTGATCATATCTTCACTGGTTCCTCTGTCGAGAACGTCTACACACTTCTGATGGAGCAGGAAGACTACACTGCTCCTGAAGATCTGTTGGCATCCATCCTCCCAGATGAGATGCTGGAAGACATGATCGAGTCTGTGCTGGACGAAGATGGCAAACCAATCGACCTGGAAGACGCCAAAGCAGAAGACGAAATCAACGTTGTGCGTACCGTGGAAAATGGTCCCGGTTACGGCATCGGTTTCGTTGGAGGCTCAGCTGGTCTTGACCTGAACATCGGTCACCAGGAAGAAATCATCGTGGGAGCCACCTACGAGGAGATCCTGGAGCCTTACACGGACACCGGGGAACCACAGATGACAAGGACATATCGTCGTCCTAGCCGTCGCTCAGCTGGTTCAGACTTCATCCTACCGGGACGCATGAAGATCAAAGGGCATCGCCCTGATCGCATCAAGCACCTGTACCTTCTCTTGGATGTGTCAGGCTCGATCGGCCAGGAACAGGCTCGTCAGTTTAACTACTCAGCCCAAACCATCAAATCGACTTTGGATCCTGAGATGATGACTGTCATGTTCTTCGACACGCGCATCGTGAAAGAAGTCTCCTTCAAGGACACAGAAAAATATACTCCTCTGAAGGTACGCGCCGGCGGAGGCACCAACCTCAACCCACCTTACAAGCGTATCGCTGAAATCAACCCAGAATTGGTTATGATCTTCACAGACATGCAAGTGGGAATTCCTGATCAGCCTGAATGGGACACGATCTGGATGGTGCCTGACAAGCAATGCCCAATCCCGAAAGATCTGTACGGACAGGTCTACCTGATCCCACCACGGGAGAAGGTCTGATGGAAGATTTCTACGCTGCAGTAGGGGAGGGTGCCATATTTATTGGCATCCTCGGCATCTTCTTTGTGTTGATCTGGGTAATGCTCGATTCTGAATTCGATCCTATCTCGGCAACCCAAGGGTCCATTGCGTTAACAACTGTGTTTGGTTTCATACTTGGCGCATGGTGGTTCTTCATGTAGGTAACGGTTATCAGGAATTCCCTGTTAACCCGAACTGGAGAATACATGTTTGACTCACTGAAAACTGCCATCAAAGCGTTCATCATCCGTCAACTCCTTGACCTAGTCTTGGAAGAGCTGGAAGCTGGCCTAACCCCTGAAGTTGAAGCAATTCTGCTTGCTGAAATCAACAAATAGGATTTCGTCATGAGCCTCAACATTATGGAAACCCTGGTCAAATTCTTGATCTCACACGACGTTTCGTCTTCGGGCGATGAGCGAGTGATGGCCAATGGTGTTGATTTTGATACTGCCTGTCGCGCGTTTTACGTGGATGGGCTGTTGACTTCGATCACCTACATCACAGAGAACGACCAGACAATTACCAAAACTGTCCAACAAGGAACTTACCACCCGACTAAGATTAAACAGGTGGTTTCACGAGTTGGCACTGGTAACATCATCGGTATGTGGTAACTTCACCACAACCATCGACAATTAAGGGCTTCTCATTGATTTGGGGAGCCTTTTCATTTCAAGGAGCACACTATGATCATCAACGGCAAAAGCTTACTTAAAGCGGCACCCATTCAAAACATGCAGACATCTAAACAGAAGTTTGGAGGAGTCTCCCACGGCCTTGCAGAGGCTGGCTACGATATTCGTATTGCACAAACCGTGAAATTCTACCCATCAAATTGGTTTTTCCACTCTGGTATCATGATCACAGGACTATCAGATATAACCGAGAAGATGGAGACGTATCGTACCTCTGGGCGTTTCACTCTAGCTTCGGCTATCGAGAAATTCCAAATGCCTAACGATCTCGTCGGAGTTGTTCATGACAAGTCAACATGGGCACGTCGTGGACTATCCGTGTTCAACACAGTTATTGAACCAGGTTGGAACGGCTACCTTACGCTGGAGTTGGTATTTCACGGAAATAAGCCTGTTGTAATTGAGGCCGGTCAAGGAATTGCACAAGTCCTTTTCTCTAAGTTAGAGGAGCCAGGAGACTATGGAAACGGGAAGTACCAAAACCAAGAAAATAGACCAGTCGAAGCTCGCACTGAGCACCGCACGTTGGATCGTAAAGTCTGAGACGGTTGCAGCGACCAAACACCTGGTCTACCACGGAATCCCTCATCGGATAATTCAGTCGGATGAGGGTTACTGGATCAACGTATCCTGGAAGAACGGAATCACAGCTCCACTTAGCTATCAGGAGCTCGACCAACTTCCAGACTACCTGATCTATCAACCAAGAGGAAAATCATGACTCAACACCCACAAGTGAAGGCGTATAGGCGCCAACGTATGCTTGAGGTTCGGAAGATTGTTGCAGAGACAGTTAAGAATGGTGGTCGCGTTGACCAGCTGTCTATTGCTGAAGCTGACGTCCCAAGATACCTCATTGCCCTGCAAGACATGCTGGACGATGCAAACACCCGCCATGCTAAGGCGACAGATCACATTCAGAAGAATGCCAATGCTCTGGCTGATACTGAAGAGATGTACCTGTCGGCTATGGCTGATTCAGGTAACCAGTTCCTTGCAATGCACGAAGAGATCCTCCGCGCTGAATCCCATGCTGACAACATGGAAGATGAAGCAGTTCGTCTCTCTGAAGGTTGGAATCGGGCAAATATGGACGTGAACTCTTTGACCATGGAAAACGAGAATTTACAGCGTCGTATAGAAGCACTGCTGTCGACTATCGCTATCCTGTCGGAGGGTTCCGTATGAGCGAGTTGCGTGATAAATCACAAACTAAACCTCAGCTACTAATCATCGGTCATGGGCGCCATGGGAAGGACAGCTTTGCTGAACTTCTCTCGGTCATCTGCGGCCTTCAGTTCACATCCTCCTCACACTTCGTCGGTGAGCGCTGTATCTGGCCTGCTTGGGGCCAAGAGCGTTACGAAACGTTTGAGGATTGCTTTGTGGACCGGGTTAACTACCGGAAAACATGGGCAGATTTGATCTCAGCATGGAACACTCCAGACAAGGCTCGCACTGCGCGGACTATGTTCGAAGAAGGCAACCACATGTATGTCGGCATGCGTCGTAAAGACGAGTTCGATGCTTGCATGGAAATTGACCTGTTTGACCATGTGATCTGGGTGGACGCGGGGAACCGCTTGCCTCTGGAACCAGCAGACTCAATGGAGATGGTCCGTGAGATGGCTGATCTCTATGTGGACAACAACGGTGCTGAAGGAGCTTTGCTCGATTACGCCTTGGCCATACAGAAACACCTCCACGACGAGGGGTTCTATGTGGGATACCATGAGCCAATCATCGAAGAGAAGTCAGAACCTGTGTTCAAAACAGCTCGCCCAATCGAGAAACCTGAACTTGAAATAGCTGAAGAGCCAGTAGAGAAAGGTGATCGTCTAACTTGGTTCGATGCCCCTGAGGGCGCCACTCCAGTCCTTGACCACGGGTTTATCCAGGTGAAGGAAGTGATGGGCTCTGATAAGGACATCGCTGACTCTGCTCGTATGAGTTACGGACGCGGCACCAAGACGGTGAACAATGACCAAGGTCTGATTAATTATCTTGTTCAGAATCACCATACATCACCACTTGAGATGGGTGAGATCAAGTTCCACATTCGTCTACCGATCTTCACCATGCGTCAGTGGGTGCGTCACCGCACAGCTAACCTGAACGAGTATTCAGGACGTTATTCTGAGATGATCCGTCTGTTCTACATTCCTGAATTGGATAAAATCATGTATCAGGGCTTGGTCAACAAGCAGATGTCTGGTGAACCATTACCAGAAGAACTAGCCAAGGGAGCTCAAGACGTGATGAGGATAGCTTCTATGGAAGCGTTCAATGCCTACGAACGTCTGCTCAACGAAATGGATGTATCACGGGAGACTGCCCGCATCGTTCTACCCCTTAACACCTACACAGAGGTGGTCTGGAAGATGGATGTTAGCAATCTACTAAAGTTCTTGTACTTGCGTGACGACCCACATTCTCAATGGGAGATTCAGGTCTATGCTCGCGAAGTTGCAAAAGCTGTGAAAGAATACTTCCCTGCAGTTTATGCTGCTTACGAGCGTTCTAAGACACGTGTTTCGTTAAACGAAGATCAGCTTTACGCTCTCATGACGTCAGACACATCTCACCTTGGAAAAGGTGAAACTGCTGTGGTTGAAGGCATTGTGAAAAAAATGTTTAAGCGTGCAGCACTTGAAGACTTAGCCTAAAGAAACGAGGAGGCCCATTAAGTTGGCCTCCTTGACTATTTGGTAATTTTCCTTGTAGATGAGACCTAATCAATCCCAACGGATAAAGGTTTCCACTCCATGGCTCGAAATACCATCCCTACTATCCAGCTGAAGCGTGGGAACACCTTCCGTCTGGACATCTCAGCGACTGATCCAAATGCAGAAAATTTGCCAGTCGATCTCACTGACTACGTCATCACCGCCCAATTGCGTTACGGCGACGAATTAGCGGCCGATCTTCAGGTTATCCTGACAGACGTTACCGCTGGTGACTTCTCCCTCTACCTCAATGCTTCCTTGGTTCGAGAACTCAAGGTTCGCAAGTATGATGGAGACATCCTGTTTCACACACCGGATGGGACGTTTATCTCTTCCGAATCATTCATTCTCGATCTGGAAAAAGAGGTGACACGTTTTGCTTAATCTCAACGCAAATTCCAATCCAATCATTTCATTGGCTGTATCACAGCCTGATACGGATGTAGCCTTCACCCTCGGTGTAGGCATCAATTCATCGGCTCTCCACTACACTGACCTCGGCACAGGCGGAGCATCATCCCCTCTTCGCAAGGCGACCAACGGTGTCAACCTGAAAAACCTGGCTGTCCTTGAGACAGAAGCACACGCTCTTGGCGACCTGGCTATGGGTTTTGCAGAGAACATCACCGGTGGATCCGGCCTCGACGTCTACTGGGTTTCCCACACTGTTCAGAACGGTGAGCTGCGTGATACGCGCCAGGCTAACGCTCAGGACAATTCAGACTTCGTCTACGGCTCATTCCGCTGGGCGGTTCAGATGTGCCGTGAGAACAATGGCGGCATCATCCTGTTCGAACCAAAAGGCTTCCACCAACTGTCGATCACGTGGCAAGAAGAGATCCCAAGCAACACAACCATCTGGGCACCCAACAAGAACGTGGTCTTCGTGAAGCCTACCCAGGCTACAGCGATCAAACCAGCTGGTTCAAATATCATCATCCGCGGCATCTATTTCAAAGACGTCAAAGACCTGCGTTCACACTCCTCTCGTGATGGTATCTATGTTGACCCGAACATCACCAACCTGATGTGGATCGACAGCTGTACCTTCGAGCAAATTGCTGACGGGTGTATCGACATCAACTCCCTGTCTGAGTTCACTTCCCGCTCTGACATCACGATCTCGAACTGTATCTTCCGTGGTCACGACAAAACCATGCTGATTGGCTCACTGGCCTGTTACCAGGACACTGAGGACGGTACGGTCTTGCCAACATACTGTGCAACACCTCTTGACGCTCCAGCCCTGCTCCACGTGACGCTCTACAACAACTACTTTGACCACACCTCTCAGCGTAACGCGAAGGTCCTTGGTCAGACGTTTGTTGACTTCTGCAACAACTTTGTTGGATTGGCTCCATTCAGCCGGCCGGATGCGTCTGTAGCCTCAGTCTACGGAACTCACGCTCACATGGGCGCACGTGTCATCTCACGATACAATCACTATGCGTCATACGCTGGTGACGGCTATCTGGCTGTCGACGGTATTGCTGACGGTGTCTTCTCACCACGGGTGGGCAGTGACCTGGCTGACGCTTCACCGGGTGCCATCGTTGAAGAAGGTAACCGTTACGACTCTGGTATCACCTCCACACCAAACCCATTGGAGGCAATCGTCGCTCCAACTTATACGACTCCTTTGGAAATCGTACCGGTCAACTCTTTGGAAGAGGTTCTCTCTTCACGTGTTGGTGGATGGAACCACTTCCTACCTTACAACTATGTCGTTCAATCCGAGGCAGACAGCACAGGCATTTACCCAGATGGTGTGACTCTCCGCGGTGACCTGTACGACCGGACCCAGTTCTTCTCAGTCTTCCAGCCCCTGGATGTGATCCAGCCTATCGGCTCACGTCTATCTCTGGAATTGGGAACCAATGTGGTAGCGAACTCAGTTGGTCAGATCGGTGTTGGTAACGACATCGACATCAACATTGCAGCCTACCATGCAAGTGCTATGGGCCAAGAAATCTACGTTGGAGAACTTGGAGACATGAGCTTCAATGCCGGTCGCGGTATATGGAACAACGTGTCCCAGTCTGTATCTGTTGGCTCATTCCCTACCATCAACGACGAGAAAGAAGTCCATTATTGGTACGAGGACATGTGGGAAGAGGGTGACCCAGTCCTCACCTATGATAAAGACGCGCCAGACATCCTCAACAAAGGATATGTCTTCCAGGTTGGTTCAGGTGGATCTACCGGGTCTCGCCGGAATGCTATCGGTGTCAAGAAAGACAGCGGTACAACAGAGATGCAGTCGATTGCTTACCCACGTGATGGGTCAAAAGACATCGTAGACGGTATTGTACGGCTAGAGGCTGTGTACCACACTCTTCGTACTGAGGGTTGGGATGATCCAGTCACTCCAGTCTATGAGGATGACATCGAAACCATTCTATACGGCCGTTACCGTGACGTTTATGTAGATGAAGTGTATGTTGAAACTGTCTATGATGACTTCATGACAGACGGTCTGTTTGTAATGATCACTCCTGCGTCATCAGCAGGTGTTATCACTATCAAGCATGACACTGAAGATGGTAACATCCGGCTGGCTGGTGAGCAAGACATCATCCTTGACGGATCTAAAGCACACATGTTGCAGTTGTTCTACCAAGCATCTCGTGGATGCTGGACTAATTTCATTGGAACTGGTACTTCAACGGCTCAATCTGGAACAACACCTCTTGGTGATGTGGACATCACAAGCGTATCGTCCTCTGCTGAATTGCAGAGCATTATTGATGATCCAAACTATCACAACAATGACTACAACGACACATTGGTCAAGTGGGCTGCTCAAGAGCCTATGAATAACCTGGTTGCTGACTTTGGTCTCACAAGTCACTACGATCTTAATGGTTACAACGCAATTAATGACCTTCAGGACAACCATAATTGGTCTATCACCGATGGAGGAGTAGACAATAACGCCTTAAGTGATACTTTGACTGTTAACCCAAACTTCGACACTGATATCAATAACTGGAATCCATACAATGGCGGGAATTCAAGTGCTGTATGGGATAACGGTAAGATTGAGGTAACTTCAGGCAGCAACGGTCTTGGTTATGAGCAAGGTATCAGCTTGATTGCAGGTAGGGTCTATGTGCTTAGTGCTGAGGTACAAGCAACTGCCACTGGTCCATCAATTCTTGGCCTTGTAAACTCGTCTCGGTCTGCGTTTATTAAAACCAGTGAGAACATTAATGTTAGTGATGGCGTGACTAACGTATCGTTTATCTATGAAAACCCAACCTCCACGAATTACTACCTGTACTTACGGGTCGGTTCTGGATCCGGTCGGGTTGGTGTCTACGACAATATTTATGTGAAGGAGCTTCAGTCCTTATCTTAATTCCTAAACCATCCTAACAAAGAAAGCCCACTCATGGCAAATCAAATGACCGACACCCAGCGGGAGGCTCTTGAGGCCTACCGCGAACATGGTAACAATTATCAAGCAGCTGCAGATGCTCTGAACAAATCCCGCCGAACGATCAGAGAACTGGTTGCAAAAGCCCTGAAGTGGGAAGAAATCTCTGAATCACCTGGGCTCGCAAAAGCTCTCCACACCACTGGCCTTGACGGCGCCGTAGTCGAAGGTGGCTGGCGGATTACACAGGAGACTTTACCCGATGGCACTGTTGTCCGGAACTCTGTCCGATACCGCCTTAAAGGAGTTCAAGACTCAACTCCAATTGATGTTGCACAAGCCATCACTGAAAGCCTCAAAACTGTCATTCCCATGGCCCTCATCCAAGGACCGAATGACAAACTCCCCGCAGAAATCTGCAATTTCATTCCGTTGGCCGACCTCCACGTCGGTGGAGAGTACGGAGACCCAGAATATAAACCCACAGTCATCGCAGCAATCGAACGACTCATCCTCGGACTACCTAAGGCCTCCAAAGCTGTCCTCCTTGACATGGGCGATCTACTCGACGCAAATGATCACAAAGGTCTGACACCAGCTTCGATGAACGAATGTGACGTCATTCGGGAAAACCATTTGAAGAACACACTAGACGCTTTGGACATCATGCGCTACGCAGCCACACGGCTTGCTGAGACACACGACGAAGTCGAAGTCCACCTGCTCCGCGGCAACCACGATGAGACGGCCTACATTGGCGTCATGGTTGGCCTCCACGAGTATTTCCGTGACAACCCACGTGTGAATATCGTCATGACCGACGATGACTTCCGTGTGATCCCATGGGGCAAGTGCGCAGTGTTCCCACACCACGGTGACAAAGCCAAGTGGGAAGATCTTAAGTCTGTCTTCTCAGATCAGTTCTGTGACGCATGGGCTGCAGCGAAATACTGGCGCTTCATCTGGACAGCTCACGTCCACCATGACAAGCAGCGCGAGATGATCGGTGCCGTGGGTGAACACTTCCGGACCCTGGCTGCACCAAACCGCTGGGCCCAACTGAAAGGCCTGTTCTCACGTGGTGGGATCCAGGCGATTACTCTCCACAAGGAATTCGGTGAGACTGACCGCAAAAAGGTCAATCTGCAACCGCTATTGCTTCAGGACAAGTAATCATGGCATAGAGGTGTCGGGCGCAACTCCTGCGTCCGGCAACCTTAAGGAAAATGCCCATGAAACGTAAACCCTTCCTACCGGACACTCCCGTCCGGTTGATTGCAACCCCAGCTACTGTTTACACAGTCGTTGACCACCTGATTATCGACGGTGGTGACGAGTTCACAGTGAAGACTCCAGCTGGCGTTGAATCAGTCGTAGCAGGTTCACTTCTCGAAGTTGATCCAGGCGCGACACCTTCTGACGACTTCCCCTACTAATGCTTGAGTATGGACTCGCCTTCGGGGCGGGCCTCATTGTAGGCTGGAACGTACTTCCACAACCAGCTTGGGTCCGAGCGATTTACGTCGCTGCCGAGCTTTGGTGGAACACCTCGAAAGAGGACTAACACACAGAGGGCGCGGTTCACCCCGCGCCTTTCTCTTTGGTTTTTTAATGCAATCACGCATCCACAACAACCGAGGAGAAACCGATGGGCCTATTTACAGGACAAAAGACAGTCGCGGGCGTGATGAGCGCTTTCACAACAGCAATCGCTGATTTGACGACAGTCGAAGAAAACAACACTTCAATCGCACAGAATCTTGATGCTGAGCGTGAACGTTTGGCAGCCGAATCTGCAGCTGCAACAAACGAAGCACGCAACGCTGCAGCCATCCGTGCGAAGTTGGAAGCAATCGTCAACCCTGACGCCTAAATCCATCACCCAGAGCTCGTAGGCTAACCCCTGCGAGCTCTTTTTATTCAAGGAGCTCAACATGTTCAAAGTCGGAGACGAAGTCCGTCTTAACAAAGGCTGGACACGTATGGTCGTGATTCAAGTCAAAAACAATGGGGACGTCAAAGCCAAGTACGACTCTGAATCCTACAGCCGGGAACGTCGTGTCTCGGATGAGGATTTTAAAAACCCCGCTCACGCAACCAACACTTACACCCGCAACCAATCAGGTTTCACAGCCTGGGATGGAGCCAAAGCAACGGAAGTATTCTACAAAATGGGTAACCAAACAGCACAATACCGTCTCATCGAAGGTCCTGACGCAGGAACCATCGGCACATACCATGGTATCACTGCCGGCGGCCGGACAATCTTGGAGTTTCCAAATGGCCATGTGGCCCAATTCCCTGAAAGTGCGATTGAAGAGGTCGTAGACTTCACATTTGAAGTCCGTGGTTTCACAAACCCACGGTATACATGCTCTTACCGCCTGCCGGCAGAGGCAACGAAAGTTAAGGTTGGTAACATCCTGATGTCATCTTCTGGCAATCTCTACATCGTCAAGAAGATCCACACACGTGATCGGAATCCGAAGAAGACATTCTCCGGCTGCCGCGTCGTCACAGAATCACTATGAACATCGTTGAAGTAGAGCTTTCAGGGGCTTCAGCCAAGATCGGTACACTCACCGAATTTGGCACTATGCAGTTCCTGGAAGCCGCAATGACTACCGAACTGGAAGATGGTCGGGAAGTCGAAATCCTCCGCGGAGCATTCAATCCTTGTCACTTCGAAGTCAAAATCGAAGGCGACGATCGGTACATGCGGGTAAACATCGAAGACGTCATGCAGGATGCTGTACGTCAATTGGTCGAGGAGATCAAAAATGACAAATAAGTTCAAACCAATGAAACCAGACAATAAGGATTGGGTGCCGGCTAATGTCGAGGCCAACCTTCCATTGCTTGGTTTCACCAAAGTGGACGGGATCCGCACGGCCATAAATGATGGAGTGGCTCTGTCCAACTCACTGAAGCCTCTGCCTAACAAGCAGCTCCAGGCTTTCGTCCAAGAATATGCCCACAAGCTGCAAGGCTGGGACATGGAAGTGGGCGTCGGTCCGATGACTGATGAGTTCTTCTTCAAGAAATCCCATGGTTTCTGTATGAAAGCAGACCGGGAAGCGGACTTCCACCTCTATGTGTTCGACAAATGGGACATCCCAACCACTCCCTACGTCGAACGTATTGGCCTGCTGGAACAGCTGCAGATGGAATTCCAGATCCCACGGGTCACCATCCTACCGTTCCGCGTCCTACCTACTATGGATGAGGTCGATTCCTTTGTTGAAGACTTGTTGGAAGAAGGTCACGAAGGTGCAATCTACCGTCGCCCTGATCGTCCATACAAATATGGCCGGGCAACTCCGAAGTGCGGTGGTATGTATAAGCGCAAGTCTCGCGTTGACACTGAAGTCACTATCGTTGGTTTCAATGAACTGATGATCAACAACAACCCAAAGGCTACCAATGAACTTGGCCGGACCCAGCGGTCCACTCACCAAGAGAACCTGGTGCCAGGCGGGACATTGGGGTCTATCGACGTCGAAGGCTTCTTCGAAGATGGTCGTCCGTTCGCATGCCGTATCGGCGTATTCTCAGGCTTCACCAAAGAAGATCTGCAGAACATCTGGGACAAGCGAGATCGCTTTGCAGGTGAGCTGATGAAGATCAAATACATGGGAGTTGGTTCAGACCAGGCCCCACGTACCCCGGTTGCCCTTGGCTTCCGGAACAAAATCGACATGTCCTGAAAGGAAACTGATGACGTCAAAATTCGTAATGCTGAACACCTCAAGTCTGGAGGTCTTGTCCTATGTGACCGCCCTGGCTGACGAGGCGAAGATGCGCAAAACAAAAGACTTCCAAGCCAATATGAGGATTTTCCTCTGGGAGCGCTACAAACAGATCCTTCGGGCAACCCCGCCTGGAGTCTTTGAAATGTTCTATCGAGGATAAAACCAATGCGTTATGTGAGATTTAGAGTAGTCGAGGACCAAGAATTCGGAGGTCTCGGCCTCAAGTTTGCACAGACGCACAAGCTCTGCAATGGCATGTTCACCATTCAGAATGGATTGATCCTCGCCCACGATCTGGTTGAACACCAGCAGGGCCACCAGAAAATCGGATCCATTGGAGACGAAATGGTGGCCCTCGGTGGATCCTGTTATACCCGCGGTCAGTGGGAGGATGTTAGCCGACGATCCATCTATTCAGCAGCCGACAGCCTGGCTTCAGATTTAACTGGGCAGATGGCAACACTTTACCTGGAGCAAAACGTTCCGTTCCGGCAGAAGCTGGTCACCTCTCGGGATGAGGATCCATCTGGATTCGTCGACTGCGTGATCGAAACAGCCCGTGACTCCTGGAGCAAAAACTATGAATCATACGATCTCGATCATCGTCCAACTCAGGAACGTGTGGACACTTATCTTGAGGCATGTCGCACATACATGCTTCATGGCGCTAAGCTCGCCCATCGTCGCTATGGTTGTGGCATGTTGGCTAACAACCTCTTCCGTGAAATCGAAAGAGTAGTCGGAGAAGACCGCATCTCTTTCATGGATTACGAAGGCCAAGAGTTCCTTTTAGGCTATGATTTCAAGCTCAACGTGACCTTCAGGGAAGACTATCCAGAAGATTATTATTGGTGATGGCAAAATAGAAACCAATGGTGTAGGTTGCCGGCGTATACAACTAACTCCTATAGGAAAACATCATGGCTAAAACGCGCTTCGTCTATCGCGAACAGGTCCTTCACCAGGGCGTCGTTCGTGAAGTAACATCCATCAAATTCCACAATGCAGATCCATGGGTCTCTTACGAGCTGACCGGTGTCGCTGATTTTGTGGGTCAAGAAGAACTCACAAAGATCCAACCACAGGAAGTCGACGGTGCTGCTTATGTCAAGGAAGCACTCATGTTTGCTGACTTGCTTGTCATCACAGGTGACTCAACCTCTGACAACAGCTACAGCGAATCAATCGAATACTTCACCCGCATGTACGGTAAAGTTGGGATCGACATCTTTGACAACGCTGCATCTGGTCTGGAAGCTGCTGACTGGGTCGATAACACAGGCAACGCTACTGTGAACGAAGCCATTGCGGCTATTCCCGGCACCGGTGAAGGTACTGTCTGGCAGTTCTGCTTGGGCATCAACGACGTTGGTTCCGGTGGTGGTATGTTGACTCCTCAGCAACTGGTTGACATCTTCACACCTGGTATCGACGCTGTACTTGCAGCTAAGCCTGATGTGGTCCTGTACTTTGTGCAGCCAACTGCTCTTGCAGACTCAACACGGAATGATGCTCTGAATGGGGCTTATGAAATCCTTGAAGATCTCTATGGTGCTTACGTGGTTCCGCTGTATCAGCCAATGCGTGACATCTATGACGCTGCGACTGACAACATCTTCTACCAGGACAGCACACACCCGAACAACATCGGGACGATCCGTCAGATCAACATCATCCTGAACCACACTATCCCAGGTGCTTTCGTTTCAGATATGACTCTTGATCAAGAGCATTACACCGACATCACAGAAATCCTTGTCGATGAAATGGGTCCTTCGGACATCATCGCCGGACGTTACTGGAACTCTTCAGGCAGCCGCAGCAATAACGCATCCTGGGCCAGCTTTGATGCTCTGCCGGTGAAACTTGGACAGCGTGTTCGGGTCAACCACGGTGGTAACCGTTCGGATCTTCGACTGGTTTCATCTCCTTTTGATAACGATGGTGGCACGTTTGTCCGTACAATCACAGGCACTGGTGATCCTATTGTCTTTGACATCGCAGATGCAGGGGATGCTGTTGGTATCAACGTCGATTCGTCTGGGGCATATACAGCCCCTGGCGATGCTTATGCTCGTGTTTACGATCTCGTAAAAGAGAAAGCAGATTCCGATTTGACTCAAGACGAAATCAATATCGGTTTGACCATGCGTCTTATCGAGGCGTAAACTAATCCCAACCAATCAAAAGGGTCTGCAGGAAACTGTGGGCCCTTTCTTTATGGAGCAATCATGTCTTACAAAATAGTGCCGTTCGGCTACCAAGGCCCACTTGTTGATGAAATGTTTTGGGCCCGTAAGCGCCTGTTCGTAGATCGTCTGAAGTGGGACCTCACTGTTACCGCAGAAGGCTACGAAGTTGACAATTATGACAACTACCGCTGTGAATACCTGATCCTCGGAGAGCCACACGAGGCCTCCATGCGCCTGATGCGAATCTCGGATCCTTGCATGACAGTGGAAGCATTCCCTGGACTGTTCGATCGGTCCATGGCTAAAGATCCAGACAACGCAATTGAAGTCACACGCTTCTGCGTCGACCCTTGGACACCCGGTAAAGCTACTGAACTGTTCCAGGCTGGTCGTGACTGGCTCTACACCACCGAGTTCACGTCATTCGTGGCCGTCTACACTCCAGCGATGCTGCGGGTCTACAAGCGGGCCGGCTGGATGCCGAACACAATCAACTCAGCTGACAGCCCAGAGGGTAAAATACTCGTAGGACAGTGGAGTAAGCCATGATCGAATTTTCCAAAATCAAAGAGACTTGGCAGTTTGATTTAAGTCAACGTGATGGTGGAATGATTGCTATCATGTGCAACGAAGAGGATGATCCTAATTTCCACGCTGTCTACGAGTTACCTATTGATGTCATACAAGAACCAATGACATGGATGGGGATCTACCCTACCTACCTCATTGATGTTGACGTTGAGGCGTGTGCCGAAAAAGAAATTGATCTTGTGGATCTTCGTGAGTCCATCGAGATTTGGATAGAACAAAACGTCCGAATAGCTTACCGATATAATCCTTTGGATCGTCGACCAGACTACAATGAGGACACGTACATCCGACAGCGTCACGCTGTTGAATCTTTGGAGGATACGTTGTGATTTACACCGGTATTGGTTCACGTACCACGCCAGCACCGACTCTCAGAGCCATGATGGCACTCGGTCGGTTCATGGCCAAAGAAGGACACGTTCTACGCTCAGGAGCTGCCCCAGGCGCTGATACAGCGTTTGAGACGGGTGCTCGTGCAGAGAAAGGTGAGTGCGAGATCTACTTGCCTTACAAGCTTTTTCGTCAGCACCCATCCCTTCTCTTTGGCGATACAGTTGAAGATCGGAACTTCACTTCTAAGTTCCATCCGAACTGGGCCAACGTAGGATCCCGTGGCCGGGATTATCTGACTCGAAACATGTATCAGATCCTCGGCCGAGATCGACAAACACCAACCCGTTTCATGGTCTGCTGGACAGATGACGGAAAAGTCAAAGGCGGCACAGCCATTGGCATCCGTATTTGCCAGGAGTACAAAATCCCATTCTTCAATCTTGGTTCCATGAGCTTAGATGAAGCCAACGAGAAAATACAGGATCTGCTATGATTAAAGAATTCATTATCCGCAAAGCCAAGGCCTTAACACAAAGCCGGGCCCCAGACTTCGCTATCGGCCCAGCCGAAGACCCCTACATGCTTCGTTGGTGGTGGCTGCCGAGGAATCGCTTCTTCAACGTCTACGTCCATATCATGCGGCATGACGATGACGATCGGGCCCTGCATGACCACCCTTGGCCAAGCCTCAGCCTCTGCGCTCAAGGTATTCTATTGGAGCATTACAAAGACTCCGATGGTGATGCCCGCAAACGTCTGATCTACGAAGGTGATTGGATTTGGCGCCCAGCATCATTCGCTCACCGTTTGGCCGTCTTCTCTGAAGACGAACTGCCAATGACAATCTTCATCACCGGTCCTCGGATCCGTGAGTGGGGCTTCCATTGCCCAAAGGGTTGGCGTCATTGGATGGACTTCGTCTCTTCAGACGACAAAGGTGTCATCGGCCGTGGCTGCGGTGAGATGACCGGTCCAAGCAAAGCACCGAAGAGACGTCGAGGTTTCTTCAAGTAATTCGAGATGGTCCACACTCGATAAAGAAAGCCCGTGTCACACCAGATGCGGGCTTTCTTTTTTCACCAGGGGTGGTATGACAGCCGTCCCTAACCTCAAAATCAAGGAAAAACTATGGCATTTACACCTTCGCCGTTCCCACAGCCAATCTCATTGGAGATCTGGGATCGCAAATACCGGCTGGTCACACCGAACGAAAAGATCCGCGATGATGTGACGGTCCAGGACACCTGGGATCGTATCGCACGGGCAACAGCTTTCGCTAAACGCGAAGTCTACGGTGACCCAATCGCAAAACCTGCTGACATCGACCACGAGTACCTGAACAACTTGGCGATCCTTAACGACTTCAATTATCTGCCCGCTGGGCGGATCACAGCTGGTGCCGGCTCTGGCCGGGAAGTCACACTCTTCAACTGCTACGTCATGGGTACAATCCCCGATGACATGGGCGGCATCTTTGACATGCTCAAAGAAGCAGCGCTGACCATGCAGCAGGGTGGTGGTATCGGCTACGATTTCTCACCTATCCGTCCGAGCGGCGCACCAGTCAAAGGTGTGGATGCTGATGCTTCAGGTCCTCTGAGCTTCATGGATTGTTGGGATGCAATGTGCCGCACTATTATGTCGGCCGGCGCCCGCCGCGGTGCGATGATGGCAACCATGCGGGATGACCACCCTGACATCCTGAAGTTCATCAAAGCAAAGCGTGAGAAAGGCCGTCTGAACATGTTCAACATGTCAGTGTTGGCTTCTGACGACTTCATGGAAAAAGTCATCATGGACGGGGATTGGCCTCTGAAGCACGAAGTTGCACCAGCTAAGCCAGTTCAATACGAAACGGCTATGGGCCAGTTTGTCACTGAGATCGACGGCCGGCACATCTATGAAGTCGTTCGGGCCCGTGACCTCTGGGATGAGATCATGGAGAACACGTACAACCATGCTGAGCCTGGTGTGTTGTTTGTCAGCCGGATCAACAAGCAGAACAACCTATGGTACATTGAAGACATCCAGTCGACCAATCCATGTGGTGAGCAGCCGCTACCTCCGTATGGCGCATGTCTGCTTGGTTCATTGAATCTGTCACGCTTTGTGAACGAACCGTTCTCAGCAGTGGCTGAAATTGATTTCACGGGTATTGAAGAAACTGTGAAACAAGCTGTCCGTATGACAGATGCAGTCATCGACATCTCTAACTTCCCTCTGGAAGCACAACAGAAAGAGGCGAAGCAGAAGCGTCGTATGGGTCTCGGTGTAACCGGCCTGGCCAACATGCTGCTCATGGCAAACCTAACCTACGGATCTCAAGATGCCCAGCGCATCACTGAGAAGGTTATGCGAACCATGGCAGAGGCTGCCTACTGGGAGTCTATCCAGCTGGCTCGTGAGTTTGGCCCATGCCCAGCAGTGACCACCTTCGAGCAGCGTCAGAAGTTCGTAGCATCGGGCTACATGGAGAACATGCCTTCTGCTATGAAGGATGCGATCATGCAAGACGGGATCCGGAACACCCACCTAATCTCAATCGCACCTACCGGCACAATCTCTATGTATGCCGGCAACGTCAGCTCTGGTGTCGAGCCAGTCTTCGCGATGAAATACAATCGCAAGGTTCTGGAAGATGACGGAAAGACTCAGGTCGAGCAGCTTGTCGAAGATTATGGCTACCTGCGCCTTCGTGAATACTGCGAAGAGACTGGTGCCAACATCGAAGACAAGATGTACCACATGGTCACAGCTCAGACTCTCACTCCCGAGGACCACTTGGTGATGCAGGCGGCTGCTCAGAAATGGGTGGACTCTTCAATCTCCAAGACAATCAACTGTCCTGAGGACATCTCCTTTGAAGACTTCAAAGAAGTCTACATGCAAGCCTACAACATGGGCTTGAAGGGGTGTACCACTTACCGTCCAAACGACACTCTAGGTTCAGTCCTGGAAGTCGTTGACGACAAGCCTCATGACGATGATGTCGACGCCTTGGCATCAGTTTCTGAGATCTTCGAAGAGCAGGAAAATATGACTCTGGAAGATGCCTTGGGTCCACAAGAACCAGTACCTACGGTGCCAGTTCGTGAGAAAATCCTGGATGCTCAAGTTTACAAGCTGAAGTGGAAGAACCGGAACTTCTACGTCACGATCTCAAACCAAAAGATCAATGGCGTTCTGTCTCCATTCGAGATCTTCATCAACAGTCAAGACATGGAAAACTTCCAATGGATAACGGCTCTGACTCGCATGATGAGTTCAGTGTTCCGTCGTGGCGGAGACATCAGCTTCGTCGTTGATGACCTCAAGGCGATCAAAGATCCGAACGGTGGTGAGTTTGTGGAGGGTGGCTACCAGCACTCCTTCATCGCTTACCTTGGGAAGACCATTCAGCTTCACCTGAACCGTCTGGACGAAACCCGCATCGAATATTCCGGAACTTACGAACCGATTATCGTTGTGGAGCCTTCTCCGTTGATCTCTGAGATGGAAGAGGAAATCCAGGCAGTGCTCAACAAAGCTCCGGACAATGAGTGTCCTGAGTGCGGCGAATACGCAATGGTGAACCGAGGCGGCTGCCCGGTTTGCGACAATTGCGCCCACTCCAAGTGCGGATAAACTAAACGGCTGGGCCTTCGGGCCCGGCCACCAACAAGGAATCACTATGACCCACCACATTGACAAACTGGTTGGGGAACGCATTAAATCAGTTCGACTGACGCAAGGCCTTTCCCAAGAGGAGCTGGCCTCTAAGATCGGCACCTCATTTCAACAACTACAGAAGTACGAATCGGGCAAGAACCGGATCAGTGCATCTCGTCTTTTCGATCTGGCTAAAGCCATGGGCATGCCTGTTAGCTACTTCTTTGCTCAGAATTCAAAGACAACCCCACTCCTGGACAAATCGACTGCCACTCTGGTAGGTCGGTACTCCGAACTTCCACAAGAACGACAGCAGCTCGTTTTCAAACTCATCAAGGAACTCTCCAATGGCAGCACTTAACGAAGGTCAGCAGGCAGTATTCATGGAAGTGATCGACTTCCTAGACTCTGACGAGCAATTCATGGATGTCAATGGTGGCGCCGGCACTGGCAAGACCTTCTTGATCTCCAAGATTGCGGACAACATTCTGCAGCATAAGCCTGCTGGTTCTCCTCTTCACACGGTTGCGATCACTGCAACAACCAACAAAGCAGCAGCTGTCATCTCGGACGCTATGCCTCACCGGGCCGGCGAGATCGGGACAGTCTACAGCTTCATGAACCTGCGTCTCCAGGATAACTATCAGACTGGTGAATCCAAGGTTGTACCTAACCGGAACTTCGAAGTCCACCGCGGCACCCTGTTGATCATCGACGAAGACTCAATGGTCAACGCTGAACTGTTCAAGTGGCTGCAGCAAGGCTTGGATTCAACCTGCAAAGTCATCTTCGTTGGTGACCGGAATCAGCTCGCACCTGTGAAGGAAGATCTCTCTCCAATCTTCACCCAAGGATACCGAACCATCGGCCTAACTCAGCCGGTACGGAACTCTGGGCAGCCTGCGTTGATGGCTCTATGTGAGCAAGCCAAGCAGACAGTCTTGACGGGTGTCTTCACACCAATCGTTGAGGTCCCAGGTGTCATCGACATCATTGATGGGCCTCAGATGGAAGGTCTCCTCCAGCGGGAATACACCACTGAGGATCCAGGCAAGCGTCTACTTTCCTACACAAATCAACGGGTTATCGACTACAACGAATATATCCGTGATCTGCGCGGATACACTGATCCATACGAGATAGGTGAGATCCTCTCCAACAACCAGTCAGCTGAATTGGCCGGCAAGACTCGCCTCTACACTGACCAGATCGTGGAAGTTGTTTCGATCCAGAAAGACTACATGGACTCGCAAATCGTCCCTGGCTACGACATCCAAATGATCGACCTCACAGTTCGTGATGTGATGAACGGGACCGAATATTTCGTAACCTGCTTCGCCCTGTCAGAAGACCGCAAGCAAGCAATGAAGCTTTATGCCGGCGCAAAGAAGTGGGACCGGTACTACAAGATCCGGAATAACTATCCTGATCTTCGCTCGGTCTCAGCATCGACAACTCACAAAGCCCAAGGCTCTACCTATGACGAGGTGATTGTCGACTTGGCTGACATTGGTACATGCACAAATTCTGCACAAACAGCGCGGATGCAGTACGTTGCCTTGTCACGTCCAAAATCTCGGATTTACATCCGTGGGACACTGCCTGATCGTTACTTCGCATGAAACTAACCCAGGCTCAAAAGAAGTGGCTGACAGCCCTAAACGAGACTGGTTTCGTGGAGTTCGGATGGTCAATGAGAAATGGTCAACGAAACCGTCCTTTGAGGACTCTTATCCGCTTAGGTCTTGCCGCTGAAACCGAAACTCATCCAGATGGTGGGTATTCTTGGGGAGTTATCCCAACACCAGAAGGGAAAGCCTTGTTATGAAATATGAAATCGTAGGCACCACAACACGAGACCCAGAGATTGCTATCCTGGTTCCCACCATCAAAGTATCGGAGATCAAGAAACACTATTACGACCCGTATCTCAAAGCTTTGGACCGGGATGTGATGGTCTGCGATCTCTACATCAATGCGGAATACTTCAAGGTCCTCACAAAGCGCAGCAAGACAGACGCTTCGATCGGTGACGTGATCGAGACAGTTATCCCTGGCTTGTATGCGACCTACGCGCCCCACTATTCACGTGTCTTCTACGATCCTGAGAAAACCAATTCGAAGATCCAGATTGCTATGGAGGCCACGACGAAGTGGATGGGTGGAGACACCAAGGTCCTTGGGTCTGACATCATCAAGTTCGCTGAATACCCGAACACCGATGCAGAGATTGAAGCCTGGCTTGAGAAGCTGCTCGACATGGATTGCGATCTGTCCTGTGACATTGAGGGCTTCTCCCTGAAGCACTACGATGCCGGGGTCGGCACGATTACATTCTGCTGGAACGACCATGAGGGTATTGCCTTTTCAGTCGACTATTTCCCATCTGACGGGCGCGATCCGCTTGTCCACGGGATGAACGTTACCAACCCACGGATCCGTGCAGCCTTGAAGAGTTTCTTCGAGCGTTTCGCTGAATCCGGCAACAAGATGATCTATCACAACATCTGTTACGACGTATATGTTCTGATTTATCAACTGTTTATGGATCACATCCTCGACCAAGAGGGTTTACTCTATGGACTCAAGATCTTGTTGGCAAACTGGGATTGTACCCAGTTGATCAGCTATCTGGCGACAAACTCCTGTGCCGGCAACGAGCTCAGTCTCAAGGCCCAAGCTCAGGAATACGCTGGCAACTACGCCCAAGAGGACATCAAAGACATCTGTCTGATCCCTGAAGCCGATTTGCTAGAGTACAACCTGATCGACGGCCTGGCCACATGGTATGTGTTCAACAAAAACCACCCAATCATGGTGGCTGATGATCAAGAAGACATCTACAACCGGATCTTTAAGCCGGCTGTGGCCGACATCATTCAGATGCAACTGACCGGTATGCCAATCAACATGCCTAAAGTTGTGGCTTTGGATAAGAAGCTTCAGAAAGAATCTGATCTGAATGTTCAGCGCATGCTGTCAACCCAGGTGGTTCAGGACTTCGTCTATGAACTCGAAGAACGGGCACTTGCCAAGAAGAACCTGAAGCTGAAGACCAAACAGGTTGATCGGTCTGACCTCGGAAAGACCAAAGATCTCGTTGTCGAATTCAACCCCGGCAGCGCAAACCAACTCCAAGATCTGCTCTATTCAGAAGACTTCCTGGGACTCCCTGTCCTAGATTTGACCAAGAGCAAATTGCCGGCCACTGGCGCCGACACACTTGAGAAACTGAAGAATCACACCGCTGATCCTGATGTGCTCAAGTTCTTGGACATCCTGATCGAGTTCAAAGCCTCAGCAATCATCCTATCTACATTCCTGCCGGCCTTCTTGAAGGCAGCACAGGGACCTGACGGATGGTGGTATCTCTTCGGGAACTTCAGACTGGGCGGCACTGTGTCTTCACGACTGTCCTCAAACAACCCCAACCTACAGAACATTCCATCCTCTGGTTCAACCAAGGTCAAGCAACGTTTGGCCAAGATGATCAAGGAATGCTTCGAGCCACCTGATGGGTGGTTGTTCGTTGGACTCGACTTCGACTCTCTCGAAGACAAGATCTCTGCGGTAACGACCCGCGATCCTATGAAGATCAAGGTCTACTCAGACGGCTATGATGGTCACTGCCTACGTGCGCTTGCCTACTTTGGTGAGCACATGCCTGACATTGAGCTGGCGCCCGACGACGCAAAGACTTTCTGCACAGAAGTCGACGGTGAAAAGATCTACTTCCACGCTGAGGAAGAGATCGACTACCAAGGGAAGAAGATGACCGGACAGGAATTCTTCGACCTCATCAACTCGTAAGGAGACCGTATGCTTAGTTTCACTGAGCCGGTCACAGGTGCCTCAGAGGTTTCGGCCTCTGAGCACAACGTGGCCAGGGTAAATTCCATCAAGAAAAAGTACAAGCATTGGCGCCAGGAATCGAAAGTTCCTACGTTCGCTCTGACGTATGACGGGACCTACATCACTCTGATGAAGAACCTCGGCATGAGTGAGGAGCTGGCCAAGTCAATCGAAGAAAACTACCACAAGCTTTATGCCGTTTCGGATGCCTGGGTAGCGGATAAGATTGACCAAGCCTCCAGGGATGGGTACATCACCGCTGCATTCGGGCTGAGAGTGCGAACTCCGCTCATGAACCAAGTGGTAATGGGTACGAGCAAGACACCTCATGAGGCTGCCTCTGAGGGCCGCACAGCGGGTAACGCTCTAGGTCAGTCTTGGTGCATGCTCAACAACCGGGCAGCATCTGAGTTCATGGCTCTGGTTCGGTCCGGTGAGCACCGACTGGACATCAAACCATGTGCTCACATCCACGATGCCCAATACTACTTGATCCGCGACAACATGGAGACGTTGATGTACGTCAACACCCATTTGTCTCAAGCGGTTCGCTGGCAAGATGATCCACTGATCGAGAATGAACACATCTCAATGAGTGGGCAGCTGGAAATCTTCCACCCAACCTGGTGTCACGGATTTGACATCCCTAACGAAACTACCGAAGAGGAAATCGGATGTCTGATCAAAGAACACCTGGAAAGCCTCAGCTAGACCCTGAGATCAATGCAGTGGGTTATGCTGTCGTCACGTTTGTAGATGGGGCTGAACCGGAAGAGTCCATCGGATTCTCAAGCTATGTGATCTCAGATGGGGTCATTACCTTGATCTGGGAGGACTCCACAATCACTTCTGAAGTCACGTATCCTTTGATGCGCGTCGAGAAGATTGATTGCCGTTTCGAGGCTATTGGTGATGCACAATAAAGGCAAAATCGTCTATTCTCTAATCCAAGGATGGGATGTGCTCTGGGTCTTTCCAGGGATGACAGAAGCATATTACCACTTGGATTTGTTCATGGATGAGCATAAACCAGACAACCGATCTCGACGAAACATAGTTCACTATCCTCGTGCGATCATCAAGGTCACTTCTTACGAAAATGAACTTAGAGGTCACCGAGGGCCCATCATCTTAGATCCATTCATCCCACATTGGCGTGTGGATCGAGATCTACCTTGGGTCAATCAACACAACGGAAGGTTCGAATTTCCCGATGAAATATACTAACAACCATGGCATTAATCTGGCTCTTGCTGTCTGGCTTCTCGAAGACGGATACAAGTCAGGCGCTGATGTCGCACCCGAAGGAGAGTTGATCTCCGCAACCCGACTGATGAAACCAGCCAAGCAGCTTATCTTGAGCCGACAGGTCGATGATTCAACCCAGGAAATGGATGTGACCGATATGGTTGCTTCCCGATCCGGTCACGCATTCCACGACTCCATCGAACGGGCTTGGACTGAAGGCAAATGGCAGTCTTCCATGAAGAAGCTAGGGTATCCTCAGAAGGTCATCGACCGTGTCATGATCAACCCTGAACCAGAAGATCTGGAAGAAGATACAATTCCAGTCTATCTGGAGAAGCGCGGCTTCCGTGAATTCGAAGATGTGGTCCTGACCGGCCAGATCGACTTTATTATCGGCAAGTCTTACACCGACTTCAAGTCCACATCCACATTTGCCTGGACATCGGGAAACAAGGATCAGGATTACATCATCCAAGGTTCCATCTATCGTTGGCTCTTTCCTGATTTGATCAAGAATGACACGATGGAAATCGGATTCATCTTCACAGACTGGGCCAAGTACCGGACCAAGGATCCCAAATACCCGCAGACCCGCGTCACTCAGCGAGAATTCCCTCTTATGAGCGTCGAGGACACTGAAAAATGGATCAGTGCAAAGTTGGCAGAGATCCGGACAAACGCTAAAGCCCTCGGTAAAGGTGGACAGCAAGCTATGGCCCGCTGTACTCCGAAGGAACTGTGGCAGTCCGATCCTAGCTACAAATACTACACCAAGCCTGAGACGGCTAAGGCCGGCGGCCGATGCCAGAAGACATTCGATTCACCAACCGATGCTCAACTTCATCTCAAAGAGAAAGGCAAAGGGGTAGTGGTGACAATTCCCGGCGAAGTGAAAGCTTGCCCGTTCTGCCCTGCCTTTGCAGTGTGTGAACAACGGAAGGAATACTTCAATGATGATGAAACCAGGGTCTGATGAAGGACCCAGTTTCTGCCTAGCCATTGTAGTTTTACTTCTTCTCTTTGGTGTGTTTGATTCCCCTGAAAATGGGGAGTCAGACGCTAAACCTATAACTGAAAGGACGAAGCCGTGACTTCACCTCTATTCAATCTCGAAGCAGCCGTCGAACATGACCACCACCCGGCTATGCAGGATCTCTGTGATCTTCTGTGCCACCGGACAGGTAATGTTGACGATGGTTTCTTCAAAGCAGAAGTTGCCTACTTCTTGGGTCTGATCCCAAGCTCTATGCGGGCTACGATCGACTCAGCTGAACGTGGCACTCTGCCAATCAACATCTACTCCATCGCCTTAGCCACATCTGGTTTCGGTAAGGGCCACTCAGTTGGTATCCTGGAAGATGTGATCAGTGATTTCCGTGACAAGTTCTCGAACTCCACATTCCAAACCATTGCCGATCAGAGCTTGTTCGACATGGCTGTGGAAATTGCCGCAACCAAAGGCGGTGACGAGGACGAAGAGCTTAAGCTTCTCGAAGGAGAGTTCAAGCGGGCTGGTGCCCCAGTCTTCACATTCGACTCAGGTACAGGTCCTGCGGTCAAGCAGTTACGTTACAAGCTTCAGCTGGCCGGCGCCGGGGCGATCAACTTCCAGATGGATGAGATCGGCTCGAATCTCCAGGCCAACACTGAAGTTATCAACACACTCTTGGAACTCTACGACCAAGGTAAGATCAAAACCAAGCTGGTCAAATCGACTGGTGACAACGAACGTGGTGCAGATCTTGTGGCCCAAACTCCAGCCAACGTGCTGATGTTCGGTACGACACACAAGCTGTTTGACGGCTCAAAGATTGAGGAGGAATTCTTCTCATTCCTAGAGACCGGATACGCACGTCGTTGCTTCTTTGGTGTTGGCAAACCCAGCACAGTGAAGGGTGAGATCAACCGGGAAGATGTTTACAAGAGCCTGGTTTCAACCAATCGGTCGATGGCACAGGAAAAGTGGAAGGTCCAATTGGCCAAGTTCGCTGATCCGCGCTTCTTCAACCGTAAAATCTCAGTATCTGATGCGGTGGGCATTGAGCTCATCGGTTATCGCCTGTTCTGCGAGCAACAAGCAGGTGAACTTCCTGAGCACGAAGTTATCCGTAAGGCCGAATGGTCTCACCGGTACTTCAAAGCTTTGAAGCTGGCAGGTGTTTACGCCTTCCTGGACGATTCAGATGAGATTACTCTCCGCAACCTCTATCAGGCTGTCCGCCTAACCGAGGAATCCGGTGAGAGCTTCCAAAAGATGTTGAAGCGTGAGCGTAACTTTGTGCGCTTGGCTAAATACATCGCGACCACACCTGGCGAGCTGACTCACGCTGACCTGGTTGATGACGTCCCGTTCTACCCAAACTCAGCTAATCCACGTCGTGAGATGATGGATCTAGCGATGGCTTGGGCGGTGCAGAACCATGTTGTGATCAAGAAGAAAGTCACTCAGAATGTTGAGTTCTTCTCTGGTTCAACCCTGCAGGAGACCGATCTCAGCCGGATGCGTTTCAGCTACTCTGACCAAATGGCCCATGATTATGAGCCAGCGGTTCAACCTTTCGATAAAATGCCGAATCTGCTTGCTGCAGATGACATGCACTGGTGTAACCACCAATTCGAAAAGGAACACCGTCGGGAAGAGAACGTCATCCCTGGGTTCAACATGATTGTCATCGACGTTGATGGCGATTGCCCACTGTCAGTGGTTCATGAGCTGATGAAGGACTACACTTTCATCACGGCTACGACGAAGCGTCACACCGAAGAGGAAAACCGCTTCCGTCTGATCCTGCCCATGAACTATGAGCTGCACTTGGACAAAGAAGAGTACAAAGAGTTCATGGACTCTGTGCTTCTCTGGCTTCCCTTTGACTCTGACAAGGCTGCAAACCAACGGTCCAAGAAATGGATGACGCTGGAAGGCAGCGAGGTAAAGCTCCACCGTGGGCCGAGCCTGATCAACGTCTTGCCCTTTATTCCAAAGACAAAATCTAACGCTGAATTCCGAGAACGTATTGTCGATCTTGGTAATCTCGACCATATTGAGCGTTGGTTCTTGAACAACATGGATGAGGGTGGCCGGAATAACAACCTCCTGAACTTTGCAATGATGCTGAAGGATGCCGGTGCTGACTTTGATCTGATTACGGACAAAGTGAAGACGATCAACAAGCAATCAGCTTCCCCACTAAAAGAGGAAGAGATCGAAACCACGATCTTAAAATCTGTGGGACAAAAAATGGATGAGGCCATATAGGCCTTTTCACAACCAAGGAGACAGTATGTCTGAAACCCAATCCACCATTCTGAACCCTGGCCGAGACCAGGTAAAGAACCTCGTGGGACAGGCCTTAGAGGATGCAGAGGAGCCGGCTCAGTGCTTCGCTGACATCCTCATGGCTATGTGTCAGATCGGTCATATGGCTGATGTTGATATGAATAACCTGGATGACATGATCAAGAAAGCGATGCCTGGTGCTATCGTGGCCGGCAACCATGTCATGGAAATTTTGGAGAAAACCCATGAGTGATACGGCCGAAAGCCCAAAAAGCCTTCTAATCTGCGGAGAGACCGGCCACGGTAAATCTGCTTCTTTGATGGCTATCGCTGACCGCGAAGATGTCTTGTATCTAAACTGTGAATCAGGCAAGCCTCTTCCGTTCAAAAACAAGTTCAAGAAGATCACAATCACCGATCCGGTGGACATCTTGGACTATCTCGATCAAATGATCGACGAACCAGAAGAGAATCCTTTCAACATTGTCATCGTCGACACAGTGTCCTTCATGATGGACCTGTACGAAGCTGAGCATGTCATTGGTGCATCTGACACCCAGAAAGCCTGGGGTGAATATGGACAGTTCTTCCCTGCTCTTATGAACAAGACTGCGAAGATCAATGCCTTCTTCATCTTCCTGGGTCACCTGGATTCGTTCCTCGACGAGGATGAAGGTATCGTCAAGCACTCTGTGCCTGTCAAAGGTGCCATGAAGAAGAAGGGTATTGAGTCCCGCTTCACAACCGTTGTTTATGTCAAGAAGATGAAAATCAAAGACATCGACAAAGGCCTGAAGGCACTTGGTGCTGAAAGAAGTGCCCTCCTGAACGTCACTCCTAAAGAGGACGCCAAGGGGTACAAGCACGTCTTCCTCACCGATTCGGATAAGTCGACCATTGGCGGCCGGATCCGCACTCCTCTCGGGATGTTCTCAGATGACGAGCTCTACATCGACAATGATGCTGCTCACATCCTCAAACGCCTAGAGGAATACTACGCCGAAGAAGAGTAAACACTTTCTCTTTTTGGTTATCCACCATCAAACAATCCACAATTCAAGGAACTACCCAATGTCAAACCGTTTTAAGAACGCAGACGTAGCCGTCGATGATAAGGTCGAAACAGACTTTGTTGCAGGCGCATCCCTTCTCGACACAGACATTTATCCTGCGACGATTAAAGCCGCATACGAGGTGCCTTCTGCTTCATCTCAAGCGATCATGATCCACTACATCCTGGTTATTAACAGCAAAGAGTATCGCTTCAGCAATTGCATCATCTCCGGCAAAGGCGTCCCAACTTACGGCACAGGCAAGGATAAGAAAAACCTACCTGGCTTCACTCAGTTGAACTCCCTGACCATGCTCGCACTGGGCACCGAAGTGGGCGATACTGAAGTCGAAGAGCTGACTCTGAAGTTGTACGACTACGACGCAAAAGCTGAAGTTCCAAAGGCAGTTAACTGCTACTCGGATCTCCACGGTGTTGAAGTTCTGGTTGCGATTCAGAAGCAAACTGTCGACAAGACGAAGAAAGATGATTCGACCGGCAAATACGAGCCAACTGGCGAAACACGTGATGAAAACGAGATCGTTAAATTCTTCCCTGCGTCAGCTGCTGTAACCATCTCTGAAGTTGCTCAGAAGATCAAATCTCTTGGCGGTACTCTGGATGAAGTCCTTGCTGAAGACCAAATGGGTGATGCTGTTGCGGCGATGATCCCTGACGACTTCGAAGGCGAAATGTTCCTCGGAACCTACGCTGAGAAGTGGTTGGACAACAACAAAGGCCAAGTCTACAACCGTGCTAAAGGTGCCGGCAAAGCTGGATCAGGTAAGTCTTTCGGTAAGAAAGCTTCTGACTCCGATGGTGAAGACAAGCCTAAGAAGAAGCTCTTCGGCTAAGTTACTGGTTGCCTAATCAACAACCAGGTGTGGGAGTTCCGATATATATGGAAGACGGTGAAGTCATCTTTACAATGACGGATCCGCCGACCATACGTTCAAACCCGACCCAACGAGCCCATAGCATCAGCCTTCCTATGCGGATCCAAACATCCTCTAAGAAGCAAACCGCGCTCAACCTGAACGTCTATCGGAACCTCCACCACCGTTCTCATCATGCTCTGAAGAAGAAATTCGAGAAGCTGGCAACGGACCTTCTGGGGGACATCCCTCCAATGGGGCGAATCAGACTGCATTACTCAGTCTGCCCACAAACCAGACGCAGACTTGACATCATGAATGTGTGCTCAGTCATCGACAAGTATTTCTCGGACGCTCTAACAGAGAACGGGATAATCGAAGACGATGATTACACCCATCTCGACTTTGTCTCTTGTGGTTTTGGTGGCTTAGCCCCGAAAGAACATGTCCTCGTGACAATCACTGAAATCGAAGAAAGAGATCCAATGAAACTTGCAATGACTGCTGAGCTTGGTGCCGAAGACATCAAGGAAGCCATCGCGAATTATGTTAGCACAAAGGTGGACCAAGAAGTGTCTCCATCTGATGTTGTTATGAATAACGCTAACAGCGCGACTGTGACCGTGGGCGATGCTCCGGCCGCTACAACCACCCCTGCTCCGAAGCGTAAGCGTCGGACCAAAGAAGAAATTGCTGCTGACAAAGCAGCAGAAAAGGCTGCCAATGAACCCGATGCTGACGAGACTGTTGAGAGTGGCAGTGACGGCGATGGCACAGGATCTGGTAACGACACAGAAACGACAACTCAGCCTACCGAAACAACGGAAGCCGACCCCGCCCCAGCGGAGGATAAGCAGCCAAAAAACGATTCAGCGGAATCGACCGCGGAATCCTCAAAGACTGACGGTCCAGCCGAAGTCGTCGAAGAACCTGCTGAAGCTCCCGTGAAGAAAAAGCGGAAGTCTTCCATCTTTGACCAATAAAGAATTGTTCAAGTGGGCGAGCTATGCTTGTCTGCTTGGCTGTCTTTCAGTTGGTGTTCTCGTTGTAGGAATCCTGATCGGATTCGTCCTCACACTGTTGACCCCAGTGCTCATAGTTTTCACGGGACTATGGGTCTGGCGGTTCATTAATGTGGACCCTGACGAGACACCAACTGAATAACGACTTCAGCTCCATTTGATCGAAGCCGGTAGGATTGCAAATCCGAAAGAAGCGAAAGATTGGACAGAAGGCCGGTGACCTGAATTGGCGTTAAACAGGTGACGTGGGAGAGACCTCAACTATTTTTTCAAAGGAAGTGGCGCACTGTGAATCCGTAGTCGACCGGGGCACCGGTGGTGAGGGTTGCAACTGTTTGGACTCGTATTTCCTGTCAGTCGACGGGCAGATCTCACTGGTTCGGATAAGTGCTTAGCGCGGTATGGAAGGACCATGCAGGTAGCTCAATGAGAGCCTTCCTTTGAAAAGATAGTTTTTTGAGTCGCCCTGGCGGTCCGCGGAGGACCGGTATTTGCCAGAATGCGAGCAAGAGGAGACTGGCATCCCTCTTAGGACCAGGGCCTCACAATAAGCTATCTTCCATGCGGGTTCATGGTGAGTGTAACCGGTGCAAGCCCGGTCAGTTTCCATTGCGGTTGCTGCCTGACGTAGGTCAGATTAAGACTTAAAACTGCGGGTTCAAATCCCGTCGCCCGTACCAATTTCAACCAAGGAGCAAACAAATGACACCGAATCAACTTTCCCGTAAGGTACTGGAAACACTGAACCAATTGAACAAGTCAGGCACCGTCCTGGCTATGGCCTCCGGCATGGAGACTGCTGTTGTGGTTCGTGAACGCAAAGACCTGAACGATCAAACTTCCACCGTTAATGTCATGAGCATTCCGTCCTTCGTGGCCGAGCACATGATGAACCAGGAGTACATCACACCTACAGTAAACCCAGGCCGGGTTGTTCGTCTTGTGATCTCTCCAGAAGGACGTCAGGCAATCCCACGTTTGACAGCTGATCAAGAGAACCTGGCTTCCTCTCTCACAGAGAAGAGCCCTGATGAGGTTCCAATGAACATGCGCTACGTTGCGGATGACAGCCCAATCGTAGGCCTGGCTCGTCGCCGTGGTCCAGATGGCAACCACTTCCTCTCACCTGAAGAGGTAGCGGCTGGTGACCGGTTCCGCGAAGACTTCCAACTCAGCGAGACTGATAAGTTCATTGCTGAGAACTGGGCCGAGCAGCTCTTGGACACTGAAGTCCCTGCAGGTGTGGTGATGGCCCGATCTCGTCTTCTTGGTGTTCTCAATGACCTTGGGCCCGACCTGGCTGAGCTAACAATCACTGTGCTTGGTTTGAATCAAGGTTTGGAGAAGACTGAAAAGGATTTCGGCTGGTCTGCACGATCTGCCAAGATTGTACTCCGCATCGCACTACGTCGGATGATCACCTACTACGATCAGAATCCTAACGCTTTGATCGGATAAAGAATCTCACCGGGGGTTTCCCTTCCCCCCGTTTACCCCGGTGATGAGTATCGGCTTGCTAGGTCGAGAAATAAAACATCAGCAATGGGACCCGATTGTCCAGCTCCTTCAATCGCCTCCCTAAAGTCCTCACGTCATGTTCAGAGTCGCCACAGCGCGATACCACTGTCAGGGGGCATCCCATTCTAATACATCAAGCGATAATGCGTTCACATTCCCTTTGGTCAGGCGCTTGATGTTAGGTCCGGTCAATACAGGCTATCACTGTCTGATACGACCGGACCACCTAATTCTAATTGTCATGAAAGTCAGACCTATCTTCATGGGTTGAGACTCCACGACAATCGTACCGTCGGTCACACCGGCACAGATGACCCGTTTTAATCGGGTGGCGTAGTACGTGAAAAGAAGGGATTCGACCCGATTAATTATCGTCACGGCAAACGAAGCATTAGTGCTTACATCGAAAAGAGCCCACACCTTGGATGGTCAGCAATCATCCTCAGAACGGTGTGGGCTCTTTTTTAGCTCAATCCTTCGCCCAGTCGATCAAGTTAATCCATGGGTTGAGATCTGGGGCGCCAAAGAGCATGTCTGAGCCTAATGAGTAGTCCAAACGACCATCCGCCGCCACAGAGAGCAAGTTGTCGTCTACGGGCGAGCCCACGTCCTCAGCCAGGCCACCAGTGATCAGAGCACCCACAGGATTGTTCTGCAAGGTCTTCAAACCAATCTTCATGATCCGGATCTTAAACGCAAGGAACCAAGATCCACCCATAGACTCCAAGTAGGAACGTGTGCGGCCCGGCAATACGGAGAAGTTCACAAACTCTTCGTTCACCTCTTGCATCGCTTCATCGTGAGTCTTGCCTTGCTCAACCATGTGATCGTAATAGATGGCCTTCGCAATGAAATCACCATACTGGACCGACTTGTTCGCAGCCTTGTAGATAGGCGTGTCACGGCTCACCAGAGCGTATTTGGCGACTGTCTGTAGTTTTCCTGGCAAACGATCCAGTTGACCCTCGACGTAGTCCACAATACCTCCGCCAGTTAGCTCTTTGTCCATCTCAGTGATACCCTCGGAGATGTTCTTGTAAGCACCGGCTGCAACCAATGGAGCGATACTCATACGAGCGTTTTGATCCCAAACAGCCTGACGCTGCTTCTGCAGGATCTTCACTTGGTTCTTGTCTGTACCGGCCAGCTGGATACGTGCATTGAGTTCGATAATCTTGGTCACGTTCTCGTTGTACTGCTCGATCTCAACTAACTTGGCGCGTGTGCCCTTAACGATGGATTTAACTCCGACACCACGAGTCGCCAACTGCAACATGTTAGCCTGAGCGTTCATGAATGGGACAACCAAGGAACGAACAACAATCAAATCTTTCGCACTAGAGATGACGCCCTGAGTACCTTCTTCAATCTGGCTGAGTATAGGGATGGCCTTATCCCCTAGCAGTGCTTTAGCGGTGGCACGAACTGTTGTCTGTACTCCCTCTGGGAGGCGTGTCTTTCCGGACCACACATCAACGATTGAAGGTTCACGGTATCCTGTGGTCAAATTGACCATATCCTTGCGGATCATGAACCCACCTTCTTCACCGAAGATCTCTTCGATCATCAAACGAGTCTCAGGAGAAATCACGTTCCAGCTGTCTGCGAAGATCGGATCATCTGACTTGCTCATATCAACGAACAGGCCATCAGTGCCTTCCTCACGGTTGTCGTAGATGTCTTTGACAGCCTGGATAAGCTCAGCGTTGTATTTACGTGCGAACTGCTCTTCAGCCTGGCGACCGGCCCATGCACCAACCATGAGAGCCAGGTTAGAGCGAGGAGCTGTGTATGCCTCTTTTAGATCAGGGTTCAGCGCTCGCTCATAACCAATGACACCATCAGCATCGAATACTGGGATCAGGACTTCTTTATCATCAGATACGTCACCCAACTGCTCAAGCTTAGATGTGATGGTTTGAACCGATGCAGCATCGTTAATGTAGCCGGATGTGGTCCCATTCACAGACTGTCCCGTATCAGCATCAACACCACGGTATGAAGCCTGAACCGATTGGATAACTCCCTGGGAATACATACCGCCCTGTTTTACGGTCGTTGCATAGTACCCGTAGGTGTTTGAAGAAAAATCCAGATCCGCGGATGCGTCAGCAACCCGTGTGAAACCTTTGCGAACCAGACTATCCATGTCTTTATCGTTACGGATGACAAGCTGGGCTCCACCAGAACCTTGATCAGGAATGAAGCCTTTGTATCCATTCATCTGGGCTTCTGTAGAGACAAGACCCTTTGTAATTTTGTCCTCTTCCTGACGGTTAAGGCCTTGCATGTAGACAACCAGAGCAGAAACACCATCGGGATCTGCGTTGTAAAGGTCGACAATCTCCTGCTTAGCCTCGACCGACTGCCCCTGCAGAGCATACAGAGAGATGAGCTGGTCGATCTCAGCAGTCATGTTCGCATCGAACTCAGTTGTGATCTTGTTGATCGCGTATGCGTTCTTCAGCATCTGGTGACCGGCGCCATTCCCATTCATGAAGTTGGCCAGCTGTTGAGCCTTAGTCAGAACGAAGTCCGCACCGTCCTTGGAATAGTTGGCTACGATCGCTTTCTCAGCAGCTTCGATCTTCTTGGTTAGACGAGCCTCGCTCATAACCAGACCAAGAGAAGCATTTGGGTTGTTCACATCGAACAAAGCCGCAAAGTCAGTCTTGCCTAGAACAGCGTGCATTGTTTTCCACTGATCTGCAGTTGGCTTGTTCTCGAAAGCACCTGCCAGAATGTTAGGCAGATCTTCACGGAAAGCCTGGCGCACAGAAGAAACCGCATAGTTGGTACGGTCGAGCAGAGCAACAACGCTGGAGTTGATGGAGTCTGTGCCAACAACCTCTGTGACGAACTCACGGATTGGAACGAAGTGATCGAGAGCCTGTCCGAAGTGTGTGACATCTTTCAGACCTTTGGCAGCCAGCTTGCTACGATCCTCGGTCAAGAATGAAGAAGCTAGAGCAACAGAACCGGTCACCGCTTGTACCAGTGCGTTTGCATCTTCGTCTTTCATCTTGCGGTCAAACTCAGACGCCCGGCCGGCCAATAGATCCATGGCTCCGGAAGTTGCTTTGTTCGCACGGTTGATGTTGCTCATCAGGCCTTTCAGAAGGCTGTACTCTTTGTCACCTTCCTGGATGATCAGCTCTTCAGCCGCAGAACCGTCTGCAGTGTCGATTGAACCAAGGACCTTAGCCATCAGCTTAGATGTGGTCGCCTCAAGGAAACCATCCAGATTGCCGTCATAGATTGGAGACTCAGGTTCAGGCAACTTGTCCAGAGCAGCGCGGAAGCCGTTAGATGTCTGAGACAGAGCCAACAGAACAGCGACAGCGTCTGACACGTCTTCATCGTTGCTTGTGTTGCCGAACATGTCCATGACAGTCTGGAAGCGCTCAGCAGAGTTCACAGAACCAAACATGTTAGGGCTCAGGTTAGCTGACACGTGTTCAAACATCTTGTGCAGTGCGACACCTGAAGTTGGATCGAGACGCATCTCAGTGGCCAACACAGTGTGGATCGCCATGAATGTCTGCTTCTGGTATTCGCTCATTGAGAAGCCACCAAAGTCAAGATCACGAACCAGTGACTTAGAAGAGGCCACGTAACGGATCAGCTGATCTTGATCGACAGTCCCATCAGTTACAGAGTTGTCCAACCGTTCACGAACAAGGTCGATCCAGAAGTTAGAGAAACGCTTAGCTGCATCAGAGACTCCGTCGCCCGATCCATCGTTTCCATCACCACCATTCCCGTTGCCGCCTTGGCCCAACATACGAGTGTTGAACAGGATGTTTGAGAACATGTCACGTGGGACAGCTCCACCCAGTACCCGGCTGATTAGGGCAATGACTTTCTTGGTCAGTGTCTGTGTTTCGGTCGCCTTCGTCTTGTTGATCAGGTCTTGGTTTGACAGGTTCCAAGCCATGAATTCGTTCAGAGCAACTGCTTTGCTCATCGCAGTTCCAGAGTTCTGGTTCAACAGGATAGAGGCAGACGCTTTGTTCGCAGCAGCCTGCAGCTCAGGAGACTCTTTAGAGAAGTCCATGCCCATAAACTCATTCATAAGCAGCTCAAGGCGCTCGACCGCTTCATCACGGTTGCCCTCATAGTGAGCCAGAACCTTACCGAATGTCGCCAAGTGGACCAGTTCGTGGGACATGGTCTCAGCGTTGTTGTTGACCATGAAGATCACGTTGTTCTCAACATCGTACATGCCGTTCGCATCGACCAGAGTTTGGCCGTCAGTTGCGAAGTTCTCACGACGGTAGTCTTGAAGCATATCCAAAGGACCGGTCACCACACGAGCACCCTCAGGGATCTCTGAGCGAATTGCTTTCAGAACCTGACGGATCTCTGCAGATTTGGTTGACTTCAGAAGAGCATCAATAACAGTCGTCGCCGGAGCAACGCCCACTGTGTTGAATTCACCTTCCACAGCTTCACCTACTGGAGTGTCTGACTCCATGCCGATGTCAGTCTCATTGTTGAAGACTGCGTCTGGAACGTTGTTGATCTCACGACGGATCATGTGGTTGATCTGGGCCAAGTCCGCTTCACCTTCGCCGCGGGTGTATGCAGAATTTGAGCCACCCATGTGATCGACGGAGACTGGGATGTTCTTGAATGCCGCCTTACGTGCTTGGTTCTGTTTGTGCATTTCTTGCACAGCTTCCAGCAGTTCTTGAGCATTCAGAGCAGTTACGCTGGTCTTGTCCGCAGCCTCTTTAGTAGCAGCAAATGCCGCTTCCAGGAGATCGCTATCGTCACCGACAGACTCAAGGAATGTGGAGAAGTCAGCTTCTACGTCTGCCAGGACATCACGGTCCCAGTTCTGCATCACAGCTTCGTTGATCTGGTTTGCATAGCTAAAGACTTTATTGATAGGCATGTCGATCCCGTCAAAGACAGGAAGCGTATCAGTCGGCGCATTGTCTGCAGAATAGATCGTGTTCATCATCATCGCGTCACCACGACCGATTGACAAATATGGGATCACCTTGACACCGGCCAGTGCCGGCTGAGCCATAGTCGCAGGCATACGAAGAGCACCGTCCATTGTGGAAGAGAGCTCGATGTTTGAGGCAGCAGGTTCGAATGAACCAACAGCAAGGGTCTGTGTGCCGTTGGAGTAAGTCGGAGCATAGGCCCGCAGTTCACGAACAAGGTTGTTGTAGTCGCGGTTGCTCAGCTCAGAGATGATACCCTTGCCTTGCTTGTTGCGACGTAGCTTGCCTTCTGATGCACGCTTCTCAGCCAGCTCTTCCAAACGACGCTGGAACAGGGCTTGCAAGAAGTTGGTCTGGACATTGGTCAAGAATACCAGAGCATCGTTCACGTTTGTGATCTTATCACCGATCACCTTCTTAGCAGTGGTCGACAGGATGTCACCAAGGCCTTTGGTTACAGTGTCTTCGAAGCGCTTCATTGACTCTCCGTCGAGGAAAGTAGAACGCCAGTCTTCACCCTTCACGAGTGTCTCACCGAAGATCGTTTTGAAGTCCTCAGCTAGGTTTGGATAACCAAGGAATGAGGCAGCATCTTGGCCCGCTGGGACCTTCAACATCTGCTCATAGAACTCAAGGACCATGTCCTGAGCGATGCCGGCAGCCACACCACGAACCCCAGATCCGTAGACAGTCTTGGTCATCGGAGACTTGGATGTGGAACGTGTCATCTCGTATTGGCCGTCTGAGATCTTCAGGTCACCGAATGCCGCAGAGAAACGAGCCACCGCATGGAGCATAGCTTTTTCGTTACCCTTAGCGTTGCCGATCCGTGTTGCCAGTTCACGCTGGGCTGTCTTGGATGTCACTTCGTAAAGGTCAACCTCACCCTGAGTGAATAGTTCATTCAGAGTTCCCTCAGTTGTGCCGAGGAAGAAACCAACACGCTGGAAGTTCTCAAAATCAGACTGGGTCAATTCACCTTGGCCGAAGTTGCTCATCATGTTGGCTGGGCCATCAGTCTTACCGTCAAGCTCGAAGCTCATGGTTGTGTTGAACTCAGCCTCTGTGCCTTTGGCTACTGCAAAGCGATACTGAGCGACTGCAACCACAGCAGAGATCTCAGCCATTTCAGCAGTGCCGATAGCTTCACCGAATGCCACGCTGTCAATCTCACCGGTCTCAACCCACTGTTGGGCTAGATCAGTTGCCTCACCGAAGCGCTCATTGAAAGCAGCCTCTACGTTTTCAAGGATCATCTTATGGTCTTGGTTCTCAACTTTGAACAGATCTGCAGCCTGAGCCACAGTCAACCAGAACGCATCTTTGTCAGCCTGGTTTGTCATGTCCAATGTGGAGTGAGTCGGTGTCACCATCGCACGAAGGATCTTGTTGTTCTGAGGGTTGATGCCCTTGAACTGATGACGGCCAACTTTAGAGATGCCGACCGGGTAGTAAACCGGAACAGCTTCATCTGAGTTCTGGCCATTGATTGCATCAACCAAAGCCATCGCATCTTCAAAGTCACGCTCGATAGACAGGTTCTTGCCTGTGATCGAAGCCTTTAATGGGTGCCCATCAGAGAGGTCTGTAGCATCGCGGAAACCAAGAACGTTATTGAGGACAGGGAAACCGAGAGCAGAAACAAAACCAGATACGCCTTCGCTAATGAAGTGAGGAGTGTCCTGCATGCGCTTGAGAGCAGCTTTCTCGATTCCTGAGAGCGGTACTGACGAGCGGTTTTGATTGCTGCTAGTCGTTGCGATAGGTGTTCCGATTGACGGTCCATTGGTATCCTCCGGAGCTACAAGCTTAGCAACAGAGTCACGGGCTTCAAGGCCGATCTTCTCCTGCATCTTCTTCAGTCGTTCGATGTTGATCGTCTTGGCAGTCACCAACTTGCCATCTTTACGGACAGGCAGATCAGTCATTTCGATAAGACCGATGTCTGCAGATACAGAAATCAGTTCCTTGACCAGAGACTCCACAGCACCACGGGAGTTGATGATTGGGGCGTCCTTGGCTTCTGTCATGTTCCAGATCTTCAGAACAGAGCGAGCCACTGACTCAGATACCTGGCGAGGAGAAACACCAAACATCAGGTCACGCATATTCTGGTCTGTCAGGTCTGAGAAGTTCACACCCATATCTTCCAGAGTATCGTCCATCAGGGCAGGGTCTGTAGCGCGAGCAGAGCTCATCCAGTCGATCAGTGCAACAGTTGCCATGGACAACAGAGCCGGGTCGTACTGGCCTGTCTCAGGGTTCACAAACATGGTGTTTTTGTACTGACGGATCGCTGTAGGGTCGACGGAGTCAGATGCCAAAGCTTCAGCCACAGTGTGGTTCTTGTCGAACTTCACAGTCTTCAGACGTTGGTTCATACGCACGGAGATTGGACGCAGGAGAGCCTTAGCAATCTGCTTGTATTCAGGGCTTTGAACCTTCCCAATCAGAGAAGCACCATCAGTGTAATCGACCTCAGCACCAGTTGGTGTGAAGGAGTCTTGGAAGATCTGAGGCAGCTCATATGTATCACGGTCTGATACAACTTCTTGAGCAGCAGCATCCTCTTCAGCTGTTATCGCCTCCTCAGTCGCATCCGCCGCTGGCGCGTCAGAAGCTTCTTCGATCGCCTCTGGTGCCGTTGTGTTGTCTGGCTCTACTTCTGTTTCTTGGACTTCTTGTTTTCCGTCCGAATTCGTTTCTGTGTTGCTTTCGTTTTCTGCAACCGGGTCAGTGCTTTCTTCTTGTAGTGTCGGGCCTTCATTTGTGTTCTCGATGTTCAGGGCTGGTACTGCAACCTCACCAGCAGGAAATAGTTCAGGGAATGTGCGAGCCAAGGTGTTGTAGACGTTGGCAGCTGCACGAGCATCATTCTCAACCTCTTGAGCAAACCTGACACCATTCAATTTGTGGCCTTGATAGGTTACCGGGCGAGCAGATCCAGCTTCACCAGGGTTGACCATCTTACGGCCTTTGAGGCTTAGAGAGCGGAATGATTGCTGAGTACCCTTACCTTTAGAGTCTGCTTCAGCAGCAGATCGAGACAAGGCATCAGTCTTGTTTGTCATGTGCTCAACGAACTTGGCGAATTCAGATGCCACTTCAGCGACTGGAACCAAAACACCATCAGATCCGCTGACTTCTTTAGTCTCAGACTGGGCACCTACAAAAATGTCCGCAGCAAAGTCATTGATTGACCGAGCACCTGCAAAACCACCCACCTGGATGGAGCGTGAAGCGTCTTCGATCTTCATTTCTGGCTTCAGACGATTAGGGTTTGCTTGGTATGCTGGCTTTTGGCTCAGAGCAACACGTTCGTTATTGGAGATCTCAACTTGCTGACCCATGTGATTGTTTACAGTGGTCGCAATTTCAGATGCCGCACGAAGAAGCTTTACTTCCTCGTCAGAGACAGTGCCGGCAGGTTGCTTGAGGATCTTGTTCACAAACGAAGGATTGACGTTAGCTGGGTTGACCTTGGCAACCTCAACAGCAGAACCGATCTCTGTGTCGTTCAGTTCTGTGTTTTCGCTTTGGGTCTCATTTAGGTTTGTGTTCTCGAATTCGCTACGAACAAATGTCGTTGCTTCTTGGCTGTATGCCTTTACCGCGGCGCCGGCAGCTTTGACTTTGTCGACGACTTTTCCTGCAGTGGTGCGAGTTGAGATGCTTTCTCCTTTGGATGGGGCATTACCAAACAAATCAGGGAAAGCACGGATGCTGTTTACACCGCTCTTCTTGACGTTCCCGTCGATGATGACAGGAGTCCCATCAGCAGTCGTACCGGCATTTTCAATTGTCGCATCATCCCACAACAGACCGTCTTTCTGGACAACTGCAGCGATAGGATCAGACTCAGCTTGAGTGGAGATTGTCTGTACTTTAGGCATGACTTCCACGATCAGGTTTCCTACCCGTTGGCGAGCAATAGGCTTCAAAACATTGGGGTGATCCAGGTAGCCTTCCTGATACTCTTCCCCGATACGAATAACGACGTCAGGGTCAGATGTGCCCATAACAACACGGCTTTGTCCGCCACCAAGCTTCTCGGTGATCGCGTATCCAGCCTCATTCAACAGAGCCTCGACATTCCCCAGATCAGGAGAAGCCGCGATTGTCTGTGCAGTTGCATCGTTGGTTTCTTGATTGAAAGCAGAACCAGCTTCACTTACTTCAGCGTTACTTTGGCCAGCAGATGCACCAACCATCTCACTGAACTCAGGAGAAACAGGCTGAGGTGTCTCAGGAGAGTATGTCTCGATACCAGGAGTGACTGTCTCTGTGGTTTGGCTTAGACGCACCGCTGGTATCTTATCCGCAGCTGCCTTGATGATTCCAGGAACTGAACTGAGAGCATTGATCCCAGTGCCACCAACACGAGCCACTTGGCCCGGTCCAGCAAGGACACCAGCCATACCAGCTCCACCAATGGCACCAGTTGCGATTTGCTCACCAACACTTTCAGCCAAAAGCTGTGAAGGATCCACTTGGTTCTGAATTGCTACGTTCTGGTTGAACTGAGCTGAACCACCTTGGAGACCTTCTTCCAGAGCCTGCTTACCAAGCTCGGAGAACTGATCGACCATGTTACCACGCATTGTGGTGATAGGAGCAGCGTTGAATTTGCCGGCCCCTGTCGCCAGTGTCAGGGCAGCAGCTGTAGGGAATTGACGATGGAAGGCTTCCAAACCAGCAGAAGCAGCGACCAACTCTTGAGCACGGGCAGGATCCATCCCACCGTCGATGAATTCAATGAACTCAGGAGAGCCCATCATGTCATCAAAAGAACGGCCCATCACTGCGTTGACAGTGTCCGTGTAAGCACCTGAGGCTTCTGAAGCACCAACACCTGCAGCGACACCCGCTGACGTGATGAACTTCTGGCCAGTAGAAAGAGGATCAACACCGAGTGCATCTGAAAGACGTGTGGCCAGTTTACCTGTCCCAGCGGCAATTTTAGCTGAAGGCCCTAATGAACCAAGAGCCTGAGCAATAGTGTCAGTGACCAGAGCACCGTCGGAAAGAATGCGCTCACCAGTGTTCAGAGTGTCACGACCAATACGGGCAACTGAAGCCATAAACTCAGAACCACCTTCGGCAACATCCCGCTCATACTGGGCAAGAGAGTCGGCCGCATCCAGTTGAGCTTCTACGTTAGATAGGTTCTGACGGTCGAGGAATTCCTGAGATTTTTGATCATTCAACCAGTTGGTTGCAATATCTGTGCCTTGCGCGATAACAACAGAACCACGTTGAAGGAGTTCGTTCTTCGTATCCACACCTGCGGCAATTTCATCATTGACAGCAGAGCCTACAACATCGCGGATGTTATTACCTGACCCGGCAGCCGCAAGAGCTGTTGAAGCAAGGCCACCTACCATAGAAGTCAGGCCGCCCAATGCACCGAGAGCTACATCACCAGCTTGTTGGCCAGTTGTACGTTGCGCATCTTGAACACGACGCTGTTCTGTAAGTTCCTGAGAGATGTTTCCACGTTGGTTTGCAATCTGTTCGCCATACTTAGCGACGAGCTGACCATGTGTCATTTCAAGAAGATCACGTCCCAATCCTTCTTCGGTCAGGTCATTGCCTTCACGAGAGGAAACAGCAAGCTGCTCTACCAGCGGAGACCCAGACGACAAAGCTTCCGCCAAGGTATCACTTGGGGAAGCTTCTAGGAACGCTGGATCACGCAGTGGCGAATTCAGGTACGTGTCTGACATGTTTGGAGATCCTCAGAGTTGTTCTGAGGACCCTCTTACCCTGTCATTGTCGAAATGAGAAGCGATTTCTCACGATCAGTCAATGTTTGATCACGTTCAATCTCAGTTCGCATGTCTTCAATGGCGCGGAAGTAGTCTGCAGAGTCCGGATCACCGATCTGACGGAGACGTGCGGCCATCCCATTCCCCTGCATATATGTGCGCAACTTTTGCTGTGCTTCCTGTGGAGTGATACCATTCAGAGACTGATCCTTGAGTTGGTTCACTTGGTTTTGCAGTTGTTGACGACGTGCCGGATCAGTGGCTTTCGCCAGTTGAGTTTGGGCAGCAGAGATCTGAAGCTGAATAGACTGTGACCGAGCATCACGAGTTTGCTGCTGAACCAGAGCACCTTCATAAGCCCGCATGCCCTCAGGACCGACAGTCTCGTTAAGGTAGGCCACAACATCATCAGGATTGAACCGCTTGTCACGACGGTTAGTGCCCCATGGGTCGCGCTTGAACTCATCAGCCATAGCCGCTGCAGCCATCGCAGGAGTAACCCCGGCAGACTCAGCAATCGTGTTGATGTGACGACGAAGTTGGTTGTCATCCACGTTCTCACCAAAGAGACCGAACACGTATGTGCGAGGATCTTCGCCATCTGAGCCAAGACCAAGATCTTCGATAAGGCCATTTGTTGGATCATCACCGTAGCGTTCAGCAGTGTTGAGCAGACGGGTCTGCGGTAGAGCGTCAATCTCACGTTGACGAGTACGCGCATCAGAGTCAGCCTGAGCCTGTAGAAGAGGATCAGCTTCAACCTGAGGAGCAAGAATTCCACCTAGAGGACCAGCAGCTGCTTGTTCAGAAGCAGATACGGCAGCTAATTGCTGAGTAGGTGTCAGGTTGGAATCATTGATGATCGAGTTAGCCAGGCCGGCAGTCGATGTAACATCCGGAGACTGGATACCTGCAAGGATCGAACCAGCTTGAGCATCAGCAACACGAGCCGCTTCGGCAGTGTCAATCTGTGCCTGGCCCCGATCTTGTGCAGCATTTACACCGTTCACGATAGCGTTTACGTCTTCGATAGTCATGGTTGAGTTTGAAGCCACAGCTTGCATCAGAGCGGCAGCGGCCGGAGACTGAGCACCATTGCTTGTGATAGGTGCGGAACCAGAACGAAGATATGCAGCAGAGCGAGAGTCTTGGTGTTCTTGAGCAGGACGCAGGAAGTTACGGACGATTGCTGCACCAGCTTCGCCTGCATTCGATGTGTTGAAAATGGCCTGAGCCGCAGCACTTTCAGATCCACCGAGCTCTTCCATCATGAAGTCCAGCTGGTTGTCGATGGAATAATCGTTGCCGTATTTGGCTTCGAACGCATCACGACGAGCACCTGTCAGTTGATATAGGCCTTTGCCGAAAGTACCGTGGACGTTGGCTTCTGCCTCAGTGATGTCTACGTTGAAACCAGACTCATCTTGGAAGTTCATCATAAACCCTTGAGCCACGTGCTCAGGAATACCACGAGCCAGGAGACCATCGTAAACCTGGGTCTGAACTTCACCTTGAGGAACGTTGTAGCCATTCTGTTGACCTGAAGCGACAGCATTCGCATAAGCAGGAGTCAGGGCAGCCAGTTCATCACGACGTTGGTTGCCATATGCCCAATCAGCGGCTGTACGGCTTTCTCCGGCCAGAGCCAGGTCTGTTGAGACATTGGTTCGACGAGTGTTAGCACCAGTCAGAGCCGTGTTAGCTCGTGTCTGATCTACATCTGCACGGCCTTGCGCGTAACCGATGACGTTGTCACGCAATCCCAGAACATGGGCCCGCATATCGTCAGAAAGGTTCGCATTTGCAAGGTCGGCAGTTGAGAGAAAATCAGCCAAACCAGCTTCATCCTGAATACCAGCAATCTCCCCAAGGAGAGCAGCATCGCCTTTTGATTGTTGACCTTCTTGGTACTTTTCAAGAAGCCCACCAGCTGCGGAAATACCACGGTCAAATGACGCGCCTGCTTGTGCCAGCATATTACCGGCAGCACTCATGTTAGGTGCGGCGACTTGTTCGATTGTTAGACGTGCCATGTGACGGTCTCCTTAAAGGCTGCGCTCTTCGATGATCTTGTTTGTCTCTGCTTCGCTTGCGCCATTGTAAGCACCACGTGAGCGGATACGATCTTCGAGAGCTGAGTTGTATGTTGAACGCTGGTCGTTCAAGTTGTTCTCGTAGGCTCGTTTGTTCAGGTTGAATGTCTTCTTAGCCATCTTCTGTTGCTGGAAACTGTTCCATAGTGAACCAAGAGTCTGAATGGCTCCAAGCCCGATCTGAGCACCACCACCTTCTTGCCAGAAGCCTGGGTTGGTATTCGTAGCAGCACCAGCAGCCGCAGTCGTGCCAGGGGTTGCGATAGGAGCCATATTGGCCCCGGCATTCGGAGCATTGATGCCCGTAGATTGAATTGGAGCCATAGCTTGTTGGGCTACAGCGTTATCGGCAGTCTGGCCACCGAAGAGATTCCCTAGATTAAACATGTGTTCCCTTTCGATTAGGTAGGAAGTTGAAGGTTGAGTTCTGCAAAGTCTGAAACCATCGTTAGCGTAATGTCCACAACTTCCGATCCGGTCATCGTGGTACGGTGGATGAATTCGTCGAGACTCTCCGGCACATAGCTTCCAGTCCCTGACCCATTGCCAGCTGAAACATCTGTAAGCTGCATTGGATCAAAAGACAAACCGTTATTTCCACCAAGTTCAGCAATCATCTCGGCAATCTTGTCCATCTCTTCCTTGTTCTCTTGTCCAAGAACTTCAAGTTGCTCGTTGAGATCTGCGATGTCTGCTTGGACGAACCCATTGTAACCATTGGCTAAAGCTGAGCTCATGGCCAACAAATTCTTGGGCGTCATAGCCGTAGTCATGTTGAAATTGTTGAATCCACCGGAAGCACCGAAGGTGATTGCAAAAGAAATGATTGCTCCGATAATAGAGCCCCACTTCTCACCAAAGACGTTGGTTGTTACCTCCGTAACGACTCCGGTCAATACGATCGCCGCCAGAGCATTTGACACAGCCCCGGCTAGGATTGCTGCCGTTCCAGAGAAACCGAGTGAGGCTCCAACCGCGGCATTCGCACCGAACAGGCCAGACGCCCCTGACATTGCAGCTGGGTTGATCAGCACTGAGACTACCAGAACCAGTACGATGATCAGAAGCATGCCCAAGAATCGTTGATACCATCGTTGCACCGTTACCTTGTAAGAGTTGAAGATTAGGAACGTGTTCGACAAGGCCAGCTGAGTTGAATCAACCAGGCTCATGGCACGTAGAGTAGGGTCGTGAAGCGGGATAAGGAAGCCAGAAGTCTCATCGTCATCCAGGGCCTCATGAAACGAGATGTGGACGTACTTCCCTTGGTAGATGAAGTTCCGGTGAGTTAGCCCGTAAACAGTCAGCCGCTTGTAAGTTGTGTCACTGGTTTGCCAAAAGACAAGAGTCTTCTCGATCTCGTGTGGAGTTGTGGAACCATTGACCACCTCATCCCACTCAAAGGTTCCATCCTTCTCGATCCAGACCTCACCGGTCGTAGCCCCTGGCTTGCCTTCCCCAGAGAAGAATTCCTCATCAATCGACACCCATGTGATCCGGTTGTCGAAGTTAGGTAGACGGGCATCTGCACTCTTCAGATTGAGAGTTGTCGTTTCTGGTTCAACCAACTGAGGAACAGGCGGTGCAGTGGTGTTATATCGTGGATGTGAGGAGTCGCTTTGGGCAGCAACCCACTCATCATAATCAGCGACGTCAGCATCGTATGTGGCAACATCCGAGATGAAACCAGCCATATAAGTCCCGTTGGTGTTCTGATATGGGATCATGCCTTCCAGGAAGCTGTAGATGTACTTCAGGCCGGCATTTTCTGTGGTGTTCAGAGAAGCTCCGTATGCGATGTAGCAATAGTCGATGTCACCCAGATCTTCGTTATCTTCGACCTGTTCAACCAACTCATCAAAAGAGTTCCCTGAGGACGCTCGCTTGTAGGCAGCCTTACTTTCCTCGTAGAGACCATTGCCTGTGTCATCGTCGAAGTCCTCATCAAAGATGGAAACGTTGTTCAACCGAACAGGGATGAACGGATAAAATTCAGCACTTGACGCGGCACTGGCATCTTCCTCAGCCAAAGCATCCAAAGTAGCGTTTCCTGTGCCGATCTCATAGATGAAGATCTGCTGCCCACCGACAACCTTACCGTTGATCGTATCCTGGGTGTCGATCCGGTAATCGTAGATTGGATCCAAGTGATCACCATCACGCTCAGTGACAACAGTCTCAGTCACTCCACCACCAATGTCGTTGTATTCTGTGGTTGTAGAGATCCGATCGACTTCATGGCGCCGCTCAAAGATATGGATAAAGGTCTCAACGTTCTTGGTTTGAGCATCCCCAGTGTCACCGTTCCCGGCATAGACCGTGTTGGAGAATACCTCTTCAATACCGTTGAAGTCTTCTAAGTCGATCTCTGAAGTTGTTGTGGGCCCATCCTGAGGGGTTGAGTCTGAATAGGTCTTGGTGACCGTTTCATCGTAGCTCAGAATAAAGGATTCAATCCCTGTGTTAGAGATCGAGTCGCTGGAATACCCTGTTGTGTCAGGTAGACTGGCAAAGTCCACATCTTCAACCAAGGTGCCTGTCTCCAGGTCCTGGGTCTCTGAAGGCAGAGTGTGCTTGAAATACGCAACGACGTACTTCTTGTTCGCATCATATGAACCAGCAGGGACAACATCAGTCGAGGCATCGTCGTACTGAATGATGAACTCATGGTTGTCCAGATCATATTCTGAGCTGTAATCGGTGTTGAACTTGTCTGGCTCATTCTCAAGGATCCACTCCTCCACAAAGTAGGTGAAGTCTCCGTCGGAGAGTGTGGCCTGGCCCATCTGAACTTCCATGCCTGCAGGGTCTGCTGGAATAGGAATGTGAGGTTTAACCACATGAGGATCAACAGGGAGGGCCCGTTGAACTGAAAGATCTGGAAGCCCTGCTGCATTGTTGCGCTTGGCCCAATTCATAAAGGACCGCTGACGAATGCCCGGTCCACTTAGCAGGTTGTTGACAATCGCCTCACCGAGGTACTGATTGCCGGGTGACATGATCGTAGAGAAGATTGTGGACTTGATGTAGCTCACACGATCAGCTTCATCCCCGGCCAGGTTATAGACCGAGGATGCTACCGAAATCGTCTTCTTCTTTGAAAAGAAACCCATGGTTTATGTCAGGTTGTTCTCTGAGCGCAAGTTAGTCAGAACAGCGTTGATGTTTGTCTCATTCAACTGTGCAGGAGGCGAGATACCTTCATCCAAAGACTTCTGAGTGATCCACGCATCGAACCACATCTTCGCAGCCTTCTGCTTACCATCCTTGACGAATGAGTCGATTTGCTGGGTGTAGAGGTCCTTCTGTTTCCCAACAGAACCAGTCACGATAGTGGAACCATCTGAGCGAGTATCCAGAGTCTTGGCACGCTCAGCCTCACGTTGTTCTTTGACCAGATCCAGCTGAACAGGAAGAACCTGAGACACATTGAAGGTCTTGCTGGCGATGTCTTGATCGAGAGAGTCTTTCTGACGTCCAACCATACCTGTAACAGGAGCACCATCCACACGGGTGTCGAGTGTCTGAGCACGTTGAACTTCAGCCTGCTCTTCGTACAAGTGAACCTTGGCTTCTTCTTGATCACGTGTGAACGGTAGGATCTCACGGTGAGTGTATTCGTTGATGGCGGCCTCTGCCGGCAATACCCGATCAGCCTGAAGCTTGTTAATAGCAACAGTCGACGGGAGAACCTGCATACGGTTATACTGGGTGACAGCCAGCTCAGCAGGCATTGTGTAATCAACCTGGAACCGGGCTCCATCAGTCTCTGCACGAATTCCGTGGTGACGAGCCTCAGCGTTGGCAATTTCCATCTTGGTTAGAGCATACTGAGCACTTGAGTTGTGCATGTCGAACTGCATCTTAGCAGCTTCAGCCTTTGCACGTTCCAGCTCTACGTTAGCTTGAACCACACCGATCTCAGCAACTCGTGCTTCCATCTGTGCTTTGATTGCATCCCAGCGGGCTTGGTCTTTTGATAGCAGAAACTGAACAGAGGTCGAAAGGACCCCTTGAATCATCTGCGCATAAATCTGTGCGTAATTGTCTCCGGTGATCCGACCACCTTTGAACTCTCGCTCCAGGTGTAGGTCAATAGCACACATCAGTTGGTCGAATGTGCCCTCACCTTCCAGATCAACTTCCGTCAGATCTTCTAGGGAGATTGTCGCGATGTCACCGTAAAGATCGGACTCATCGTCCTTGGTGTAGGTGTAAGCATCCCCAGACAAATCCAATGCGGGGATGGTTACAAAATCCTCAGTCAGAGAGAGGTGCAGCTCGTTTGCTAGTTCATCAATAGTATCGGGCATAATGCACCTCTCTCTTTAGTTTAGGCTACGGACTTGTCGATTGTGCCGGCAGCGCGTTGGTGTGCAGCAAGCTCAGCCATTTCTTCCTTCGTCAAATCAGGAAGATATTCGATCTGGTACTTGTTGACGTATTTGGTTGAATACTTCTTCACACCAAACTTGCCACCTTTGATCTCACGACGCAAGACGAACTTCTGGTTCTTCATCTGCTTCAGGATGATCGCAGGAACGTGCCAGCCATTCTCGCTCGCTTCGCCAAACGGAACGAACTTCGAGACCTTGCCGGTATACTTGTTCACCGCAGTGATCAAAGCACCTTCCAGCTGAGCTTCTGAAGGGTCAACGTTTGTGATGTTCACACGAACCAAACGAAGAGCTTGAGCACGGATTACCTGACGGCGAAGAGCTGGGTCGGCAACTTTCTTCGGATCCATCTTCAGGAGCTCTTCAATTGAAGGACCTGCAGGGATCGCCTTAGCGACTTCGATAGGCTCATCGTCTGCACCGCCGAGGATGTCATCCATCAGGTTAGCAGCATCGACAGTCGGTGTCGCTTGAACTGTAGGAGTTTCAGTTGGCGCCGGAGGAGTTGATTCTTCAATCTTAGCTTTCATGGCTTCGAAGATCTTCTCTTTCAGCTTAGGAGCACCGGTGTTGCCGGAGAATGTCAGACCCAGGTCTGTAGCTGTGCCGCGGAGAACTTCAATGTCTTCGATCAGTTCAACTGTGGCAATTACTTCTTGGGGAGATGTGGAGTTGATGTCCATGGTTTGATACTTTCTGATTACGGTTGGTAGCAAAAAGGGCCCCGAAGGGCCCCTTCTATTTATCTATGCCCTAAGTTTTACTCAGGTGCAACAGTCTTGACAAGACCAATGCGCTCAGGACGAAGAGCGATGAAGCCGTGGTAGAAGGTGATGGATGTGAAACCCTGCTTCCCGTATGGGTCGTGGATCGTAGCCATCGCCTCGCCAGGCTTCTTCATGATGATCTTGAACTTCTGCTTGGCGCCTTTCTTGCCAGAGTTCTGCAGACCAACTGTAGCGAACGATTCGTCGCCAACGACAAGCATTGGGAAGATGTCGTATTTGCTGTTGGTTTCAGCATAACCTGGGTTTGTAGTGACGTCATCACCAGCACCAGCCCACTTCATCATGTTTGGAACAACAACGATGCGGAAGTCACCGACTGCACCGATTTCGCCGTTCATGACAGTTGAAGCATCAGCGTACTTGCGAACTGGGATGAATGCAGCCTGCTCGGTAGAACCGATAGTCTGGACCATGTTCTCGACAGTGGTCTGAAGCTCAGAACCAATGTAGAGGATGCGAGCTGCGTTAACAGTCGCAGTGTCGGTCATCTTCGAACCTTTGATGATAGTCGTTTTCTTTGGAGTACGGTTGTCATCCAGAGTAATCGACAGCTTCTTCAGGTCAGAATAAGTCACGACAGATGGGTCAGCACCTTCGCCAGTGATCTCGTCGTCGGCAGTCGCAACACCAGTGTAAACAACTGTACCAGCTGCGGACAGCAGGTCGATCTGAAGAAGGTCTTCAGTCAGTTCGTTCGCACCAGCAACCATCTCACGAGACATGTGGCCGTAAAGCTCAGAGTCCGTATCGAAAGTCAGCGAGTCTTCGGTAAAGTCAGTGAAGAAGCCGTGCTCTTGGAGAGTGCCGGAGCGCTCAATACGAGTAAAGCCAACGCGGTTCACGCGCCCACCGTTTTCCTGCATGACAGGCATCTTAGACGAGATTGTACCCACGTCTGTAGATGAACCGTAGATGTTACCGCCAGCGTAAGTTACGCCGTCAGCATCGAGACCTTGGTCGTTGACGTTGCGGTCATCGAGCAAAGGAACGTAGTAGTAGACTTTCAGCTCTTTACCGTAGTGCATCGGCATAGAACGAACGTCAGCCAATGGGCTGAAGAACATCTGCTCAGCAGCGTCGATAAGAGACTTGCGGTCCCAGTAGTGAGTGTTGAACTGGCCACCAACAGAAGATGGTGTGCCGCCTGCGGGGTCGTTATAAACTTGAGCCATGAGAGTGTATCCTTTTCAAACTTCTCAGGTGGACTCTCTTAACTGGGTGGTGCGAGCTTCATGAACTCTTCATCACTCAGATCGGAGTAATCCGGTACGGTGGGAGCTGCTTCTTTCTTAGCAGCGGGTTTGGGGTTTGAAGAGAGGTTTGGATTGGGTTGCTCAGTCTTCGGCTTAGGAGCGACCTTCCGAGTGCCAGTGTCGATTGGCGCTTGCGCCGCAGGAGTGGACTTAGGGGCAGAACTTGTCAAAATGCCGCCAATGTTTTCCATCGCATTGCTTACTTGAGTGTAAGCCTGTAAGAAGGGTACATCGGTTAGGAAACCGAGGACACGTTGGCGTTCAACTTCTGCTTTAATCTTCGAATAATCGCTGGTTCCAGCTGTGTCAACAGCAGATTTTTGATCCAGCAGGGTACTGAAGATAGCGGGCTGTTCGTAAAGAGCGTTTTTAGAGTCTTCATCCCAACCAGCATTCATGTCAGCAATTAGCTCTTTGCCGCCGTCTGCTTCAAGGGTTGCAGTGATCGCATCTTTGAACGCAATGCCTTTCTCATCGGCACTGTAGACCTTGTTTCCATCGTAGGTCGCATCCTTGGATACGTCGATGTCAAGCGGGTCAATCCCCTTATCTTTAAGTAGTTTCTGGATCGCAGCCGGGTCACCTTTGAGGACAGCATCCTGAGCACGTAGTGGCTTCATTTCCTGCATACGACGAGAATAGTTCGCACCCATTTGCATGAGGCGAATTGCTTCCGCGGCAGTCTTGACTTGGAAATCCTTGCCATCTGCTTTGAAAGGTTTTGTGATCTCGTCATAGAAGGCAGTGGCTTCCGCAACTTTGGCATCGTCGACTTTAGGCTTGTCTTCTTTCTTCGCCTTGTCTTTCGCCTCTTCAGCTGGGTTGTCCTCTGGCTTCTCTTCTACAGGTGCGGGATCTTCTTCGGCCGTCTCAGTTCCTTCCTCTGCGGCCGGAGCTGATTCTTCGGAGCCTGGTTGTTCAACAACTGGCTCTTCCTCGGCAACTTCCGCGTCTGGATCGGCCTCTGGAGCTGGGTCCTCTTCAGGTGCTGGAGTGCCATCGTCGTCGCCTGCAGTTTCATCGACAGGAGTAGGATCTTCAACGACGGGTTCATTTGTCACCTCTTCTTCCGCAACTGGCTCTTCCTGCATCATCAAAGATTCGATCTGATCAGGAGTCAGCGCATTTACTTCGTCATCGGACAGAGCGTCCAAATCAATTGGAGTATTTTCATCAGCCATTACTTTATTCCTCCTCAGCTTGAGCAGCCATGGCTTCAGCGTATGCTTCTTCCAGACCTTCGAGTTGATCGGCAGCCATCTGACCTTTTTGAACGGCCAGGGATAGGAATGTGTTCAGAGAACCAATGGACTTCAGATCTTTGACGACTTCGTCAGCCTCTTTATCAGTAAGCTTACCAGAAACCAACAGACCAGCGAGACGTTGAGGCTCAGTGCCCATGTATCCTTTATGGATCACCGTCTGGAAGTCTTCATTGTGGAATAGACGTTCTGCAGCCTTTGCAATCTCTATCGTACTATTACAGGCCTCCCGCAGTTCCTGAAGTTCGTCGTAAGAGATTCCAACCTCTTGATGAACCGCATCGTCGCCATCAAAGCCTTCGTATAGTTGTGTCATCAAAGTATCCTTTATGAGTTGATGATATGATAGTAGTGGTCGTGTCTTGCCCTATTTATTGTGGAAGGGCAAGAGGTAGTTGCTGCTGAATTGGCGCCATTGGGGAATTAACTGGCGGAAATACCGGAGTAGGAGCCGCCTGACGACGGTCAGCTTCCTCTGTGAGTTCGTTAAATCCGACCGCTGCTTCGATCTGACCCGCAGGAGTTTCCCCGGCAAGTAGGCCTTTTGTGACCTCCAAGTTCCGGTTACCGCGTGCTTGTGCGCCTGCTGCTTCAATTGCTTGCTGGTGCTTCGTACCATTCGCAACCATTTCGGACTCGACGGATGTCGCTTGAGCTTCTGCCTGAGCTTTGGCAGCACGTGCATTCTCGTATGCGATCTCAGCTTGAAGCTTCTCGATCTCCAACTGTTGGATCTTCTGCTGCATTGGATCAGGTTCTGGGCGATAGTTCCGGATCTGTTGAGCCAAGTGAGGCATACGCTTAAGATCAGCGATCTCAGCAAGAACGACACCACGTAGACCGGGATCCATATCTGGGCCCACAGTCTGAAGGATCATCCCGAGATCATTTGCTTTGGTCTCGTCGATCTGTGCAGTGGAGATGTCCACTTTCAGGTCATAGTTGCCGGCAAGCTCAGAGCGTTTGATCTCAACGAATTCCTCGTCGGTGACCCGAACGATTTCAGTCTCCTCCAGGAAGAAGACGTTCATTGTCAGGATCTTATCCGCTACGTGCTTCATACCCTCAGCAAGACGACGCAGGATACTCATCTCACGTTGGCCGGCAGCGTCAATCGCACCAGAGATACCACGAGCAACTTGGCCGTAAGCTTCACCGGAGATACCCGCGGAGAATGACTTAACGCCAGATAGGCCTTCTGCTTCTTGGTTCTGGGATGCGGCAATCTGCAGTGCGGAGTTAGGGATCTCCGGATATTCCATTTGCTGGATTGCTTGCTTCGGATCAGAGTTCGGGTTGTATTCGAAGTCTTCCCCATTGAGGAAGCGCTTACGGTTTACCGGATCCAGGAAGCCTTTAGCAAATGCAGTCTGAGCGTTAGCAGAGCGACCAAGAAGGTCGATCATACCACGAGTGACAGCACCCAAGATACGCTGGTTATCCTGAAGGATTGAAGCATCTGCCTCACCAAAGGATGAACCAAGGATAGGCATATATGGAACCAAGACGAAAGGAGGACGACGATCTGGGAACGGGTTCTCAGTCATCTGGATGATTGTATCACCAACCCATGTGACCACAACTGGCACCAGAACACCGTCATCGTGAATGTCGTATTCACCCCAGTATTCATAGATGAGTGTTTTGGTCTTGTCGCTGTTGGTGCGAGAGTCTGTAATAGGAGTCGAAGACTTGTGGTCAGGATCACCAGCTGTTGCTTTGATAGCGTTGGCGCCCCAGTTGACCTTATCCAGGTTCTTGTAGATGCCGCGCTTTGTGAGTTCAGACTTCGTCGACTCGTAGGTGTGAACCATGTAAGAAGCTTCTTCCCAGTTGCCGTCGCAAGATGGGTCAATGAAGAAGTTCTCTACGTCGATGATTTTGACAGAAGGCTGGTTGAATGTGATCTTGTCTTGAACCTCGTCTTCATAGCCAGTCTGTTCAGCACGCACAGTGATACCATGCTCCATGGTGTATTCCACAGAGGCACGCAGATCATCGGGGATATTTGGGTCAGATTCAAATGCTTCACGATCGGACATAAACATCTGAGATGCTTCAGCCAACACAGCAAGTTGCTCACCGTGTTCGAATTCGTTGAGCTCATAGTAATCGTAGACAGGAACCTGAACAGTGACCTTCTCGGTCTTACGTTCCCAACCGACGCGCAGGATACATGTCCCTTCGTCAACAGTCTTCCGAACATAGCGATCAATCAGATCAACCTTGTTGAGCTTCGTGTCGAACTGCCAGTTGATGACTGTCTGGTTTTGGTTCGCAGCTGCTTTGTCGTTACCGGTCCGAGGCTTGATTTCGAACATACGGTCTGAATTGAGAAAAGGCTCAGAGAGCCCAGGGTAACGCCATTCGTTGTGCTTGCGGATCAGCTTAGGCTGAATTCCTGATCGACCGGGAGACTTTGACTTACGTCCGCCTTCAGAACCAGTCGCATTACGAAGAGCCAACCATCCGTTGACATTGGTGACCTGATCATCATGCTCTTGACGGGCATAATCGAGATCGGCCTTCATATCCAGAATCGTAGGCTCTTTGGCCCAATCGGTCATCTTCTCAGGACCACCACCGCCTTCCAGCTTATCTGGATCAGTGATCATCTCGTTAGGAGTCTCGTTGTGATTGCTCACATAGCCTGGCTTTTTCTCTTCTTCTGGATTCTGCACAGATGCGCTCCTAGTTAGATTCTTCGGTTTCACAAACGAGGTGGGCTTTGCATAGCGCAGCCAGGCGTCCGTTTACGATCAATAAGCTCTCAGTATTTTGGATGTAGCCTTCTGTCAATGTCCCAATGGAATTGATCTTCAAATCAGAAGGGGCCTCCTGATCATAGATGTCATCAGGAAGCCCAGCATTTAGGTCGACGAGAGTAGGTTCGTTCCAGCTACAACCCGTTACGAAGATGAAAATCATCAAGAACAGACTGGATGCCAGCGGGAAGCGGAGTGTCATATTCAACATCGGGGACGACCTCATGAAGTTGGGTTAGAGCTTGTCGTGCAGTATTGCGGATTTCTAGCTCAGTTTCAAGCAGTTCCTCAGCAATCGCTGCATTCCGCTCGGCCACCTTCAATTGCAGCTTCAGTGTGGAGTTCTCAGCTTCGAGTTCCCACTTGGTTTCATAGAGACCGAATAACGAGTATCCGGCCCCCAGAACTGCAAATAAAGCGGCGACATATAGAGCCGGCCGGATCATAGGAACTTCTCAACCAAGCGCTTACGAAGGATGTCGCCCACAACTGTAGCAGAACGAACAGACTTGTCGCCAGGCAAGACCATATAATCCCACTTGTTGTTTTGCTTGATGCCCAAACGCTCCTGGACCTCAGCGTGAGTCATGAATGACCAGCGAGATACAGGGATCCAGAACTTCTTGGAATAGACTGCAGATCGCTCCAACATAGAGTCAATACCTTCCCAAGTAATCGGGTGAGTGCCCCATTTTAAGGAAGGCCAACCTTCTGCCCGGTACATACCGGCAACAGCTGAACCAATGACACCTGTATTGCAGTTCTTCGTGTGTGATACACCGATTCCCTTGCGCCAGTCATAATTTGCTTGGTGTTCTGGACGTGCGCCACCATCGTAGATATTGCCTTGGAAATCAGACACATCGTTGTAATGGGAGCAATCGTCCTTGGTTGGGACATCTCGGCCGGCAGTCCAGTGCCAATTCACTCGGTGCAAACCAGAACCGTGGAAGAGATTTTTCTCTTTGTTCACGCCTTCTTCGCGCATAACTTCGGCCACAACACGTCGAGTTGTTGGGCCTTTCATTCCGTCTACCTTCAAAGCAAGAGAGCCCCGAAGGGCATTTACACGAGCTTGAAGGTCTGTGGTTGTGTAGAACATTAGTCTTCCTTAAGTTGGACAAGTAGCACGGTCGGCGCCGACATTGTCTGGTTGAGGATAATTGGTGATTCCGCTTGAACACTGTCCTCTTCATCAGGAACAATATAAGGGATAGCGAAAAACATCACGATACCGAGAGGAAGTCCCCACTTCCAAACTTCAATATCATCTTGATTGACGGTGGTCTTCTCTTTCCTAAACATCAGGCTCTCCGGAGTTGCGGTCACGTGAGCGACCATTTTCTTTATCCCCAGGACCAGATACAAAGCGCTCAACCAATGTGACAGCTACCAAACCAATAAGGAATGAGGCAGCAGTGAGAGTTCCTAGTGCGCCAGCCATCTCATCAGGCAAGTCGCCAATCCAAGGTTTCAAAATAACAGGTGACAAGACTCCTACACCAAAAGCTACAGCACCGCCAACAAAAATCACTCGGAGCCCTTCTTTCCATGTGGTTTTGAGAACTGCAGCTCGAACTGCGCCACCGAGCATTCCGAAGAATGTAAGAATTCCAGCGCGTTGGTTGAACACCTCTGTGAACAAATTAGGATCGTTCGGTAGCATTAGACAAACCCCCGATCCATCAGTCGGGTGTCTTCTTCAACTTCCGATGTTTGTGAAAGGTTCCGCAATTCATCCTCACCGATGTGACGCAGATAAGCAGCGAAATAGCTGTCACCTTTGGCCGAGTGATCTTCCCCATTCATGTGGGAAATGAATAAGCTGGCAACGAAAAGCTGTAGACCAGTCAGTAGGTTAGGAGGTAGGTCGATACTGTCGTCCATCCCAATCTCAGCATGCTTCGACTGCCAACGGATACGGACCTTCTCACCCAAATCTTCCATCTTAGCCAACGTAAAACGTAGGGTGCTATAGGATGGGGTGATAATATGGCCATTGGTGTCGTGCGGGTGATTTTTCCCCTCTGAGTCATAAACGTTCAGGACCCGAACAAAGTCAGCACCAACGAATGTATCTCCGGTTTCGGTCACATCCAGGTAATCACCCAGCCCAGTATCATCAAAAGAATAGAGAGTCTTTCCACTCTGAAATGTGAGATCAACCAACTTGGTAACGATCGGCATCCGTGTTGAGAGATCAGTTAGACCCTCATTAGTCAGATTCAAGATGACCGGCAGCTGGTCGGCCACGATCTCCTGGAGTGAACTTTTGTCATCAACAGCGTGGGTGTTTTTCAATTGCCCAGTGGCCAATCGTTCACAAAATTTGGAGAATGGAATCATGAGTGGTCCTCTGGTTTTCAGGGTTTAGGCGATGTACGGACTGTATGCTGTTTCGTCCATAGCATCATGAGTGAGGTCATTACTACCCCAAAGTGCTTCTGATCGTGTGTCGGGTGTTCCGGTTTCGTCTGGAATATCCGCACTTGGCTTCCAAGGATTCATATACTGGAGCATCGAAACGGTATCGACAAAGTCATCTTTGCCTTTAATTCCGTCAACAGTACAGAGGGCGATTTGTTCGATCCCAATCCCTAAGGTCTTGGAAAGCTTCATTTCTTCCGCGAAGTAAACCAGACCAGCTTTGAAATACGGAACCACCATGTTGAATCGTGCCAACTTATCAGCGACTGGGCGAATACCCGGCTTCCCGTCCATTGTGGTCAGATTGAAATAAGTATCACGATATGTCATCTCATTCATGAACCAATCAATAAAGCCCTGCTGTTGGCCTGAAACCTCAATACCGACACCTTGGGGTGAGTATTCGTCAACCAATCTGAACAGTTCGTTTACGCTCTTCGTCATGGTTTGTCGCTCGACGACTCCGTCCACCCAGGTCCAATGACCCTGCCAATCATAAGCCCAGACGCTGATCACAGCAAAGTCTGCAGTTCGCTTCGATGATGTGGCAAAGTCAGTTGTGATGTAGAAGTTGTACTTGTGCTTGTTCCGAAGGATCTCAGCCCGAGATTTATAGAGGATCTCAGAGTCCTGAACCAGACGAGACTCATCAGAGGTAATGCGCAGCATAAGTTCCTGTCGGAAATCTTTGAGCTTACCTTCTTGGAGAGCGTCATCATACATCGCTTTGACGTAGTCGTAATTGAATCGGTCTTCCCAGGCGCCTCGGAATTCAGATCGTTCACATGGGAACTTCTCACAGATAGGCCAAACGTTGACCTGCCAGGCTCCGGACTCGATCGCTGAATAAACGATGTCCTCTTTGTTAAATGGGGTCCCATTCAGGATCATCTTGTGACGGGTAGGATCCAACGCATACTGAACACCTGAATAGATGGTGTCCTTAATTGCTTCCATTGCGGTCTTGGATTTAGAGTCAGCATCTGAAACCAAGTCATCCATGACGGCCAGTACCGGACGCTTACCGAAGATCTTTGTCCCACGGATACCAGACTTCGCACCGAACATTTTGACGCCCAGCTTGTGACCACCTCGGTTTTGGAACTCAAGGTAGTTCTCAGTGAAGCGAGCATTCGGGATCCAATACTGGAGAAACTCTGAGTTGTTGTAACGGAATTCAATCGAGTTGCGTGCCGATTTGACACCGTTGTCCATAGAGTCAGAGACATAAAGCATCCCGGTGATCTTGCCGAAGTTCGGGAGATTCCCAAACATGGCCAAATACAGAACCAGGTATTCCATGAAGAGTGTGGTCTTCGCAGTACCACGGGCACATAGGTTCGCTGTCTTCCGGTTCTTGGTTGCGAGCTTGTCCAACATGGCCAAGTGCATCACTGGGGTTTTGTTATCTTCGCCAGCATCCCCGTTGACCAGCTTAATGAAGTTCATGAATTTCAACGAGAAAGCGGAGGGCACATACCCTCCTGCTCCGTTGTTCGCATTCAACATCCCGAAGTCGACTTCGTTTAGGAAGTCATCGACGGTTTTGTTCTTTTCATGGACTTCTTCAGTCATCATCATGATCCACTGGGGTAATGTTCTTCATTGACATAGCGGCGATGTCATTCGCAGAAGTTGAAGGATCGTGCTCAATGGCAGCCAGCTGCTTTTCACTGATCTCAACAAGGGCCCGTTCCATTGCTTCCATGCCGTCACTCTGCTTGACTTCGATCGAGAGCTCAGCCTTATTGACTTCTGGACGCTTGAGGTGAGTCAGCAAAGAGTTCGCGGCATCTGATCGAACTTTGTCCGAGACACCGGTATCATTCATCAAGGAAACCTGCACATTGATCGCATCCTGGAAATGATTGTGATTCATCAACCAAACAGGAACCATGGCCTGCTCTGTGATTCGAGTGACCAGCTGCCCGCGGTTATAGGCTGAAATGATTGAGGAGATGTCTTTCTGTTCTTTTCCCTGGTCAACCATCGGCTGGTATCGCTCTGGGAATGTCAACTTGTACGCTTCGTGGTTCGTCCGGCCCATGATTTTATGGCTGACGTACATCACAGCTTTGACGTAGTCGCCAAGCCGATAACGACCTTCCTGCAGAATGGAGGAGAAAGAAATGAAGTTGTCTCGGATGTTGCGAGCCTCTTCGGTATCCTCAGAAAGGCTGTTCAATTGATCAACCATATCCTGCGTAATGTTCTTGCGGAAGTTGGTTGGGAGACTTTCTTGAACCTGTGGAAGGGTGAGCATTGCTACATTGCCTTTTGTTGTGCTAGATGGACGTTATGCCACCTTTAACCTGAAACGATCACAGAAAGCAATATCATGGCTGAATATACTACCAACTACACAGTGACGCCCACATGGTTCACTTCTGACGACTCTGAGGAGAATGGCGGCGAAGACGTTATTGCTCTGGCTGCCGGTCCGCATGCTGTCGCTCTGAACATCACATGTATTCCAAAAACCGGAAGCGTACAGCTTCAAGTCCGTGATGAGAATGGTGACTGGTTCACCCCTGCTCCAATCATCGGCCACTACACTGTTACGGATTCCACGTTGCTGACTTTGCCTCGTGCAAACATGCCTGATGTTCGAATCCTTGCCGTCGGTGATGCGACGTTCTCGATCACTGGCTCCCTACGTTCTTAACTGAAAAGAGGCGATAACATGCTGACTGCCATTAAAAAGACAACTCACAATGTTGTCCCTCTATTTCACCACGCAGATGATGAAGAAGACATTCTACTCTGTCCTGGTGATGAATTTGCTGAACCAAAAGTCTTGGTCACTTTCCTGGGAGAGTCTGGTGAAATTGAACTCCAGGTCAAAGATGATCAAGGTGAATGGTTCACTTACGACATGTTAGGCTGGGGCCTGCAAACTCTCGATCGGCGTAACATGCCGGAGACTCGCATCGTAGCCACAAATGGTGCGTCTTTCCGAGTGACCGATGATTACGAAGAAGCTCCTGAGGCCGGCGTAGCTTTTGCATATCCTGAGATCAACTTCCTCAATATTCAACCAACACGATCCTATCAAAACGGGGTCTATGTTGATTCTCGACTCCTGGGAGTTCATGAAAATGAATGGTACTGGAACAACGAGAATGCTTCAGGTGGAGGAGCTTCTAGCCTCCAAATTACTGAAGATACAATTAGTAACCTGACAAACAACAACTTTTTTCGCGTCGGTGTGGATGTGACACTTGATCATGTTCCTATCGGTGGGATCATTGAATTCCATTACACAGTGTCTTTTACCACGAACACTAATGTTCTCGGGGCTAATGTGATCTCAAAAATCTACTCAGTCTCACAAGAGCAGTATGATGCAGGAGGTGATACGATCTCTGGTGCGTCAACAGAAGACAGCATCAACGTGTTAATCAGCGACGGAGCTGGGGTCCACGATTATGTGATGACCTTTGAAAAAACATCTACCAACCAAAAGATCATGCGGATTGAGCTCGAATTGGATGACCGGGTATCCTTCTTCAATAAGCAATCCACATATTCCAACTTCGAATTCGTCCACGTGAACTTTCCACAGAACCAAGCTGTTGTTGTAGAGGATAATACCCCTGCAGTCGTGTCAGATAAACGGGTATTCTTTGACGACCCTGAGGATGCGCTTGTTCAAGGTATGGTGATGATCCCGTCATCAGGTGAAGCTGTCTACTCCACAAACCAGGCTCTTCATATTGACGGAGAAGATGAGGTTCTGCTGAACGTAAATGGTGCCAGTGGGCAGGTGGATGTCGTCCGCTCTGTTGAAGACATGTTGCTTGCGTTCCCATATCTGCGCTCGGTCACCATTGTTGTTTCTTGGTTTGGTTCGGACATTCGTCTCGGCCACTGCACAGTCAAACCAAAGGCTACAACTCTTACCGGCCGGACCTACCCAAATGACTGGTATGTGAACGGAGTCGTCCGCGGCACCGCAGAACAACCGACCGAATATAACGGCGAACTTGCTTATGGCGGGACCCCGTCAGACTTCTCAGTTGTGGAGCTGATCAAGTTCCTCAAGTCCAAAGGACTGGACGTATGCTTCTATCCGTTCATTCTAATGGACATTCCTGTGACCAATACGCTTCCGGACCCATTCCGCGGAGGGGCGATCGGACAACCATCGTATTGCTGGCGCGGATACATCCAAGCTGAGGATGACATGACTGCTGCCGTACAAACAGCTGCTGACAACTTCTTTGGAACTGTGGATGCTTCAGATGTCACCATCTCCGGCGATCGGGTCTCATATTCGGGCCCAGCTAACGAATGGTCGATCAACCGTATGATCCTCCACTATGCTCGTTTGTGTGAGCTTGCCGGCGGAGTTGAGTCTTTCATCGTTGGTTCCGAGATGATTGGGGCTACCCAGTCCCGGTCTGCACAAACGACCTTCCCTGTCGTGGACCATTACAACTCACTGATCGACGAAGTCCGAACAATCGTAGGTGATGAAACCAAGATCAGTTATGCTGCAGATTGGTTAGAAATTAAGCCATATCAGCCTCAGGATGGATCGGGTGACGTATTGTTTCACCTGGATGCAATTTGGGCCAACGAGAACTGTGACTTCATTGGGGTCGACAACTACAACCCGATTTCTGATTGGCGCGATGGAACCAGTCACCTTGATTACATGGCCGGCTTCGAGTCGATCTACGATCAGGATTATCTGCAGTCTCAGATTGAGGGCGGCGAGGGCCGGGATTATTACTACGCTTCAGACAGCGACCGGGACAACCAGGTTCGATCTCCTCTTTCCGAATGGGTTTATGGGTCTAAGATGTATCGGGAATTCTGGGGTGAGCAACACTTCAACCGGTTCAACTATGTCCCTCAGGTCACACCAACAGCCTGGGTCCCACAAAGTAAGCCGATCCGGTTCGTTGAATATGGATGTGCCCACGTCGACAAAGGAACCAACGAGCCGAACAAGTTCCTGGATCCGAAGTCTTTTGACAGCGCTCTGCCTCATTTCTCAGATGGTTCGGTGGATACGGAAATTGCGAAGGCCTACTATATCGCGATGAACAAGTATTGGGATCCGGACGGTGAGAATAACCCATGGTCTCGTGTTTACCGCGGTCACATGATCGACGTGAAGCATATGGGTGCTTGGACTTGGGACGCCCGTCCTTATCCGGCATTCCCAGACAAGACCGATGTTTGGTCAGATGGCACCAACTACCCAGGTGGTCACTGGATCAACGGCCGAGCCTGGCCGCTAGAATATTTGCAAGAAGTGTAAGTCAAGACTTGCATGTTGGAAATTTCTAGGGAATAGTCTGAATATGACCACAGCAGAATCGAGGTGATTTATATCTCGGAAAGGGAGCCCCTCACAGGCTCCCTTTTTGCTTAAGCAGCCCCAAGACCAACAGTGATCAAGTCAATTTCATACGCGCCATTGAAGTTGAATGCGTAAGTCTGTCCATTGTGAGCATTGATGTCAGCAATGTTGCCGCGGAGATACCCTTCATGGGTGATGTTGCCAGATGGGTCAATCGGATCAGCAGCTCCGTAACCACTGTGCATAGCCCCAGCAACTGTCTTGTGTTGGATCGCAGCGTACTTTTTGCCGCCCCGAAGAAGAACCCCACTTGAGAGATCAACACGAGTTTCCACATCACTGGTTGGCGCCAGGTCAGCAGATTCGTACAGCACTTCCACTTGTTCGGAGTAACCGGTGATCTCAACAATGAAGACTCGTGAGATCTGATCAACCGCAGCGCCAGAGCGATAACGGAAGCCGGCTAGATAACGATCGACGGCGACTGAGAAGATCCAGCCTTTATTTCGGAAGTTGGAAGTTGACATCGTCCCGTCGTGAACAACATTGGTCAGGACTTCCATCCCATCCCCGATAGTGCCACCACCACTGCCTCCTCCTCCCCCACTTCCGCCGCCAGGGAGTGGAGGGTAAAACAAGGAAGACCCGCTATCATTCATGCGGCCTTTGTGGACCATACGTTTGCGAACGTAACTCATTTACGCCACTCGACTTTCGCACCACCGCTAATGACCATCTGGCCTTGTGTCTGTTCGGTGGCAACCTCATGACGACCATCTGCAGAGATAGTTGTATCATCGACCCAGGCGCCGTCGACCATAACTTGGAAGACAACTGAACCACCATTGAGTTGGATATTCATGATTTGCAGACCCTGGTTCATTCGAATCGGGTAAGTTCCATTTGTGAGCATAATTTAATCCTTTCACGGTTGATGATCCCCTCTACAGCATCACTAGAGAACGGTCAACCGAAGCTTAACTGGCGGAGCCGACCACCGATAATTTTTATAATTATTGTAATGATTTCAATGGGTTAGACGATTCCGTGGCGGAATCTGGATGCCCGAACTGGATTCGAACCAGTGTTTCAAGAGTCAAAATCTCGCGTCCTACCACTAGACGACCGGGCAATGGAACTGGGCAAGGGATTCAAACCCTCCCGATAACGGGACACAACCGCATCTCCTAACTCGTAGGAACCCAGCAAACTCATATTGGTACGGATGGAGAGACTCGAACTCTCACGCCTGGGGCACCGGGGTCTAAGGCCGGCATGTCTACCAATTCCATCACATCCGCACGAATATGAGCTTCTTTCTTGGTGGGATGATGAGGAGTCGAGCCTCTCGCGTTTCCGCTCCGGATTTACAGTCCATCTGTGGATTCCCTCCACTGAATCATCCCAAAATCATGTTGGTGCTCCGAACAGGACTCGAACCTGTAAACGACCGCTTCGTAGACGGGTGCTGTTCCAGTTCAGCTTCCGAAGCACAAAGATGATTTTGGTCAGGGCGGTAGGACTCGAACCTACGA